CATAACTCCGCTCAGCCTCAGCGACTGGCATAACGTAAGCCGATGTTTTTCTAATGTTATAATTCATAAATCCTCCCTCACATTGACACTGAGTTTTAAAACAGTATAAATACTGTATATCCAACCAGTAAAGTAAGGAGAAAAAATATGTTCGTTGAGTTGGTATATGACAAGCGTAATGTTGAAGGGCTAACGGGAGCCAGAGAGATCATCCAAGCTGAACTGACGAAGCGTGTGCATCGAATTTTCCCTGATGCAGAAGTGAAGGTTAAGCCAATGCAGGCGAACAGCCTGAATAGTGATGCCAGCAAAAGCGATCGAGAGAAGCTGAACCGCATGCTGGAGGAGATGTTTGAAGATTCTGACATGTGGCTCTCCAATGATTAACACCAAGTGAACATGTGAATGAATTACCTTTTAGGTAATCAAGGTTACACACTTCAAAATCAAGCGACAAAAAGATCGGTCAACCACACTTGATTTGATCTTTGATTGTGTCTATTATCACCTCAAAGGTTGTTTATGAGGTGTTCTATGCAATCCAAAAACTTTCTGATTTCTGAATTCAAAGAGTGGCTGCAAAATCTCCCCGAGCTAAACATCGTTAATGATGCCACAGCTCGTAATCTACGCGACTCTTCTCTTCGTCTTCTAACTGTGCTTGGTCCAGATGGCGTTGACGGGGATATCCGTGATTACAGTGTTGCCTCTATGGCAGATATGTACGCCCAATCCGCAGAAAGCAAACCATCAGACTCTAGCTTGCAAGCATACAAAAGCCGAATGCAAAGCGCTGTTGATAAGTTTATTGCTTATCAGAATGGTGAACTTGAGGGTGACAAACAGATTCAGCCTGCGAAAAAGGAGCGTAATAAAGTGGCATCTAAAAAGAAAACTTCAGAGGATGATAGTGGGATTAAGACTTTCGAATTGCCAATCCCGCTACGTGGAGAGTTGATTGTAACTATTGGAAATCTGCCTCGAGACTTGACAAAGGAAGAGGCCAAGCGAATTAGTCTTATCGTTGAATCATTCGCCATGTTTGACGATGGTTCAAAATAAAAAAGCCCCGTTCGCAGCGGGGCTTCTTTAGGTGGAAGTTTGGGAAACTTCCAGAGCGCAGGTAAACTGCTAACTCTTTTGTGTGAGAGCTTAAGAATAGCCGTTTACCGGGGTTAACACAAGGCTGGACAGGATTACAGCCTGTGTTTAAGTACAGGTAACACGTTATGAAAGCACACGATGTTAATCGCGATGACTTCATTTACGAACATGATAAACCGATTTATGTGCGCAGTTACTGCCGCGTCCGTTTCGGTGAACTTGAAAATGTTCGTCAGCACTTCCGTTCATATCCGAGTTGCTGAAGCTAAGTCCCAAACCCGGCCACCGCGCCGGGTTTTTATTTCATATTTCAGATTAAACGCCTTGAACCGTCATATTGCTTAAGTACAATCCGCAGCGGCTGGCAATCATTCAATACTCGCACTATCGAACGAACGCCAGCCTGCCGCCGCACGTTCTTGCATACGACTTGCGGCGGTTTTATTTATGAGGTAGGTTTCTGCACGTCTGCTTCCAAAGCATCATTCTGTCGCTGGTTCCAGATACTATCTGGTGGCATTTCAACACGTACGGAAACAAAAGAATCTGCAGGAATGTCTACTGGCTCGCCATTAGTTAACCCGTTGATTTCGTTTCTTGCAAACTCAGGCGCTTCCGGGTGTGTACGGTGATATGTTTTTACCAGAACAGAGCCATCAGCATTCACTTCATAATCAAGCCAGATGCGCGCGAGCTTGTTCCTGTCTACCGGAATTTCAAATCCACCATCGATCCCTCCCCATGCTGCATCTGCATTAAGACCGGTGCAACCTGCTATCAAATACTCACCTGTATTTATGTGGGTAACAGCAACTCCCTCCGACTCTTCATTCGTTTCATAGCTACCATCCCTGAATATCTTTACAATGGGAGATGCAACCTTTATGAAACCGTTCGAATCTACGGTTGTGTTTCGTTCGTCTCTGAACTTGATAACGTCACTAAGATAGTACGTATCGCCCGACGGCTGGGCGACTTTGTATCCCGCACCGTTTCTATTAATGCCTATCTGGAAAACGCTATCGCCGCCGCTGTTATCATTCCAGTTACGCGAACTTAAAACACCGACTAGCGCCGCGCTCGTTTGCTTCCATCCCTGGTCCCCTCGCATAATGGCGCTGGATACGCCTAGCGGGTAGCTGCCTAAAAGCGCATAACTTACTATGCCCCTAAAATCACGTGCGTTTTGCTGCATTAATCCTGCCTCGCCAGGCATTGGGATCGCGTCTCTGGTGTCTACCGAACGAAAGGCGGAATCTTTGATAGTGTGCTCAGCCCCGTCCGCTGGTAGGTAATAGTTGGTCTCTGCGCTACCGCGTTTAATGTTAATCTTCGCTGCCGTTTGTCCGCCGATCGTTGTACGCACCACCATAGATGCTTCGGCGTAGTCCGTTGTCCCGGTCTTATAGGAAGATGCAACCTTACCGCCTTCTACCGTTGTCCCGGACGGGGGTGTAGCCGCATCACTATTAATCACACTCCACGAAGTATTTGCCGCCGTGAAACCGCCTGACGCGCGGATAATCCATACGCCAGTAAAAGAGTTAGGTACTACGTTATTAGTACCATAGCGACCATATACAGCGCTAGATCTGGAAGCGTTAAATTCTATCCTTTCATATGCAGAAATAGGAGTGACGCCTAAAACGTTAGCGATAGTGGCGTCTCTGCTTGGCCTTGATAGTGTGAACGCGTTTTCCGTACTGTATGTGAAGTCCGCATTATTACCCGCGCTATTTGTTGTCGGCCTGTTTAGTATTGCGCCATAAATATTAGGTAACGCACTCTCGTTAACAATTCCGTTATCGTTAGAGCTACCACCATCACCACGCCCGAATAAGTACCCAACAGATCCAGACTGTACGCCGTTTAAATCAGGAACACGGAATGTTGTCGTTCCGTTACCGCTTGAGAACTTACCACGATTACGGATGTTTCCCTGCCAGTCTGACTCACTGATAGGTGTATGCATTTGAGCGTGCGCCCATAGCTCAGGCCAGTCTGCGCGATTAAGCAATTGACCGTCGGCGGTAACCGCATAAGCCGGGATAAATGCGCGGCTATGCCATAGCGTGTACTGCCCTACCCCGTAGTTTTGAACACCGTTCATTGTCGGACCAGTGCCACCACCTCCGCCCACATAGTTAACCACCCAGCGTTTAGTTGTCGCGTCGTAATCGTTAACCGGATCGCCAGAAAGCGGCGTTGCGCCAATCGGACGCACATTAAGCCACGCTGCCGCCCTGTCTGCCAGATCTGAAAGGTTCAGCGATTTCACGAGCGATTCCACAGGGTTATGCGACGCCGATTCTTCCGCTGATTTGCGCGCTTTCTCCGAGTAATGAAACGCCGAGTAATCCCCATTCATTACAGGCACATCTTCAGGGTTAAGTGCATATTGACGGGCTAGTCCCTGATAACTCTCTGCATTGATTTCGCTCTGGGCCGCTTTAGTTTCCGACGATTTTGCACCTGTTGCGGCAGCAGACGCAGTCTGCGCATCGGTTGATACCCTCTCAGCTGTATTAACGACGGTGGTTTTATCTGCATCTATCAGCTGTACATCCTGATTGATTTGAGATGCAAGCTGGTTGAGGTAATCGACATCCAGCGTACTTAGCGTCACTGCAATGCTCTTCCAGGATGGGCCTGAAAACGAAGTTCCATCCGGCAACCTGACTGTGATCTCCCTGTCTCCACTGAAAACCTGCTGCCAGTTCTGCTTGTCGTAGTTAAGCCCTCGCAGCGCCTCGGCACTCTGAGCTACCAGCGCGGCAGTCACCATGTTGAGCGCCACGCGCGGAACCGCAGACCATGCGGCGCCGGGTTGTGTCGGCCCGGTGAATACGCTGACCAGCGCTAATTCGGTATCGCTTTCCACTGATTTAACAGGCAGGGTATATGGCACTCCGCCGACCGTAACAACGATAAAATCGCCTGCGGCAAGTTCTGTCGTGAACGCAGTGCCTTTACCGGTTACTGCATCAGAATTATTCGTCAGGGTGAGTGTTCCTGCTGACATGTGATTCTCCAGATAATAAAAAACCCGCCGGAGCGGGTATATGAGCGGTCAGGGAATGGGTGGCTATGGGTACAGCGAGGTATCAATACAGATAAATTCATCCTTATAGCGCCAGGCTGGAACGCCTCCGCCCTGCTGTCTGCCGTTTATCCTGGTTCCGTAAACGGTATCTCCATACGCGCCAGCTGCCATCGCTCCGGTCAGAAAAATACCTGCGGCGGGGTCTATGGGAGCAATCCAGGTAGAACATATTCCGGGGTTAACTGCTACCGGCCTCCCTGCTGCTACGGTAAATGCGGCGTTCTGATTAATCCCCTGTGGATTATTCAGCCGAAAAACCTGAAGAGGCCTCATATCCGTATTCCAGACCATTTCCTGCGCTGAGTTATAGACTGCCACGCCCCAGCCATGCTGGCTTTTAACGTGATTAGAAAATAAATAAATATCTCCTGAATAATTCGCATATGTAACCGTAATTATCCAGCTGCCGCCAGAATTACTCGGTATAAATATTCCGGCGCCATGCGGACCATCATGCCGGACAAAAAACATCAGGGATTTATTTGACGGGATTCCTGTATTGACAATGCCATTGCTGAAACGCACCTTCCCCATGAAATTTAATGGGGTTACGTCCGGGCTAATCCACAGGCTACCATCATTACGAAATATCTGTAATCCATAAGCCATTATTCATAAACCATCATTACCGGAACTTGTGATGAAACATCCGACCAGGTAACTGTATTACCATTAACGCTAACCGTAGGCGGAGGCGTTCCAAAAACCTCACCAAAACCAACATACCCAAGAGGATATGCCTTCAGGTTTTTACCTTTAACACCTGCATACGTCCGACTCCCGGAGGCGGGAGTCGTAATATAGTCAACAATAAAAACAGGAGAAAACGTACCGACCAGTTCAACACCGTACTGATCAAAGAGCTGAACGCCGTAGGCCATAATCCTCCCCATTGCACTGATAATTTATGAAATGTTCAGGTGATTTCCAGCCTGGAGCGAAACGCACGTTGAAGGTGTTTTTTGGCTTAACCCACATGGTGCCGTTTTTATCAATCCGGACATATTTAATCGGGACCGTTGCTGTGCGTTTTTCCGCTCCTGCCCCCAGGCGAGATGTATAGACAGCAGTGCAATCCACGGGGTGTACTCCCGCCATCATTGCATCAGGAACGCCAGCACATCCACTAATACTGGCCGACAACAACCCTAAGAACATTATTCTGGTCATAAACTCTTTGCCCCCTGTTATCAATTGTGCTTCTTCCCTGACCGGCGGTATAACCGTTCAGTTCGAAAGAGCCGTCCGCTTTCATAATCGTGCCTGTCATACCCGCTACGTAATTCGACGAATACCATGAGCCAACTTTGGCCAGCGTAAATTGCCCGTACTGAATGAGCGCATCATTGATAAATACCTGACCATTAACTACCGCAAATGGAGAATAAACATTGTCACCTGAACCAGACATCACCACGAACTGGTTGGCATTTATAGCAACGCGCGTAGTAACGGCTGTTCCGTTTATGGTGACCGCTACTGATAATCCGGCGTCATAATTTTGACCGTTATATTTAACCCCCGTTTTCAGGGTGTATATAGCAGAGCCGCCCGACGCATCAGTGTAGGCGGTCATTTTCTCCTGAATTGCTGCCTCTGTGCTCTCAAACTGCGCGGCAACGTCGGTTTCCAGCTGGGCCACGGATTTTTCAGCATCGGCGGCGACTTTTGAGGCCTGAATAATACCAGCCTTGTTCTCCCCATACTGCGCCCACTGCTGGTTCACATTATCGTAATCCGCAAGGGAGTTTTGGAGGATCGCCTCAAGGCTGGTTTCCAACTGCCCCATCAGCGCCTGCCCATCCGCAGCAGAAAGGAAGTCATCCGCAATATCGCCGAGATAATCAGCGGCGTTATCGTTGGATACGCCTCTGATCCAGTCGGTGTATCCCGATTCGTTTCCAGTCTTATCCACCAGTTGCGCGCGGTACCAGAATTCCTGCCCTGCTCTCAGCCCGAGTTGTGTGTATTCCGATGAAGGATACGGCACATCAGAAAGCAGCAACGGATCTGAAAAATCACTGTTCGCGGTATACTGAATCTCCGTTTTCAGCGTATCCGCAGTGTTTGCCGGGAACCCCCAGTTCAGACGGATACCCCAGTTGATTCCGGTAGCAGTGAAACCTACAGGCTTCGGCGGGTTTCCGACCTTGCCCGTCAGGGTTATCTCTTCCGAGTAATTCCAGCCGGAGGAAATCTCCGCGGCGTTAATAGCGCGCACCCGCACCAGGTAGCGACCGGCATAAATCCCCGGTACGTCGAACGACGTAGTGGAGCTACGCGCCACATTCACCCAGTTCCCGTCATTGCGGCGCCACTGAGCTTCATAAGCTATTGCGTTCTGCGCCTGGTCCCAGCTTGCGCGCATTGTCTCAACGCTGATGCCCTGCTGAACTACGGAAAACGAGCTGATGGCGATGTTCGCCGGCGGCAGTTGGTTGCCAGGAGGGATAACGCTCACCGGACGCTGGTCAATAATGGCGCCGGTATCGATACGGGGATATTTATCCGGGTCGTGATTTGCGCCGATGATTGTAAATGTGCCGTCGTCGTTATCTTTGACGCTAATGACACGATACTGTTGAGTATAAAGCTCATCAGACTCAATAACCCAAACGCCCTCGGCTGCTGGCAATTCAGTGTAAACAGTAGTGACTGTAACTTTATTTCCCGATACCGACTGAATGGTTCGTGACTGCGATATACCCGAAGGTAAATTGATAATTATTCTGTCTCCTGCCGAGGCGGCCGGCGCTCGGTCAAGTGTCAGCACGCGCTCATTCACCGCCGATATGCGCCCGCCGAGGTCACGACCGGACAGGTTACGATCCGCAACAGCAATGACATACCCGGGTTGCGGAATATTGCCATCCTCCCCAACGTCAAAAGTAACTATGCGATCTTTGTTGTTGGTGAGGATACCCCACCGCCCTTTACGGTTAGCTTCTGACTGCCGTGTACAACCAATAGCTGTTATCTCAAGCTGGTTAAAACCATAACGCGCTACCAGTGCCTGCTCAAAAACAGGTTCCATTGCATCTGCGTAAGCATTATCAGGGTCAGACCAGGATACCAGCGCATTGGTATAACGATTCTTTGTAGTGCTGCTTGAATAGGTGAATTTACCGTCAATAACGTTAGCGTGTGTATAGGTAAAATCGACGTCGCGTGGCATATCTGCCAACGCAACAATTTGATCGTCTCCCCAGTAGGTCATACCACGGAAGATGGCTGCAAAATCTCGCAGGACAGTGTAGGCATCATTGCGGTTCTGTACGTAAACGTTACAGATATAGCGCGGCTCAGTTCCCCCACCGCCTTTGCCATCAGGTACCACCTGGTCGCAATACTGCGCTACCTGGTACAACGTCCATTTATCAATGTTCGCTGCGGTCAGCCGAGCACCCAGCCCGAAGCGTTCTGCAACCACTAGGTCATAAAAAATCCATGCAGGGTTATCCGTCCATGCCCACTTAAATGCCCCAGTCCATATTCCGCTGTAGGTTCGGTTTTCAGGGTTGTAATTATCCGGAACACGTATCACACGTCCGCGCGGCTCACAGGAAATTTGCGGGATTGAGCCGTTGAACTGGCTGGAGTCGAATTCGATATACAGCAGCGCGGTGTTAGGATAGCGAAGTTTGGCGTCTATTACTTCCGTGTAGCTCTGCAATGTCATTGCATCGCCGATCTTCGCGCTGTTAGCATCATGGGTAATTTTGCGCAGTCGAATTGTCCACGTATTACCAGCCTGAGGTAAATCAATGCGGTGGCTACGCTCGTAACCGGATGTTGTTTTACCGGTTACACTGGTATTTAACACCGTTTGCCATGTACCACCATCGGTCTGCAAATCAACCGCATAATTGATCGAGTTGCCGACAAGATCACCATCATCCTCCTGTTTAAAGAGTGAAGGCCATTTGAGACGCAGGCGGACTGCCGAAAGGTGGATGTTGGTAAACGTGCGTGTCCATGCGGTTACGCTGGATACTTCGGTACCCACGTTGATTTCGTTTTCGGTACCGGGAATTCCCTGAATGTAATTCTGGGCCTGTGTACCCGGCCTGAATTCCCACGATACGCCGCTAAAATTTTGTGAGCCGTCGGCATTTTCCAACGGCGTGCCGTCAAGATATATATCTCTCCCAGTCAACTGGCCCGCAAATTCGCCTTCACCCAGCGCAATCAGTATTTTTGCTTTTGCAACAGACTGCAGGTCATCGGGTTGTTCAGTTGGTGTGCGGGTCTTTGAACTGCCGCCTTTGCGGCCCTTAATAGCGGTTACAGTTGCCATATCGTACCCATAAAAAAACCACCCGAAGGTGGCCTGGAGGAAAGTGATTTTTTATTGCTGATCTTCGACGTAAATGCCGGCGGAAATGATCGCTCCACCAATTCTGCGCTTACCGTAAAGCAGAGGTACCGGATAGCCCTGGGCAGCAGTGTTTGTAACGCCACCGAATGCATAGCTGGCCCGATTATCCGCGGATTGTTTGCTGGCAAGTCCGGTTGTCTGAGGGGAAAGCATCTGCACGACACCTCCAAGTGCCACCGCGGCTCCGAACTTCATCAGTGGAACACCGACGGCACCACCTCCAAAGTATGTCGCCACTGCCCCTACGGCGACCAGAACAACACCTAAAATTGTCTGGAATACCCCTGCACGTTTACTTCCTACTATTAGAGGCGCAATGCGAATATCAGCAGCACTCTGATCCATGATTAATTCATCATTGGAAAGATTTCGTTTCCCGCTGAATACGGCGTAAGTTAAGCCACGTTGTTTGCTGGTATTGAGAAAGCGCTCAAAGCCGGGAATGAGGACACACAGCGCCCGGATCGCCTCTTTGGGCGAAGCGACTGATAAACGATATTCACGCCCGAAGGTGGCGCCTAGCACGCCGTATAATCGAATTGTGCGGACCGGCTCAACATTGAGTAATGCCGTCATTTTTCCCCCATAAAAACTGTCACAGGCAGTTATCAGAAACAGTCTTTAAAGCGCAGTATTTTCATTGTGCGCTCACGCCAGTAACCGCCATAAGGTACGCGTTGGCTCAGATGCCCATAAAGGTGATGCAGTAGCATGTTGCCTTCCAGCAGAATTCCCGCATGATTCCACTTATCAGCCTGAACCTGCATGATCACCATATCCCCAGGTTTTGGCGGCCCGTCGAATTCACGGAATCCGCACTCATACCAGCAATCCTGATAGAAGTTGTCCGGATAGTCGTTTTCCCACCAGGGATAATCGACCCGGTAATCGTGAAGCTCTATCCCGTGCGTTTGCCGGAAATAGCTCATCACTAGCCCCCAGCAGTCAAAGTGACCAAGCACAAATGGGCGCTCCAGCAGCGGCAGTTCACCACGCGGCTGGATGGTCCGTAAATCCCCCTCCGGCCAGCTCACGATATGCCAGGGTAAAAGGGTTGCATCGCATTGCGCTTTATCCAGCTCGCTCGGTTGCGTCGTGGCATTCGGGTGACTGTGAGCGATGGCGATCACCTTCCCCCAGTCTTCTGCAGCTGCATAGTCTTCGGGGCAAAGTACAAAATTGTCCTCCGGCGCCGCGGCAAGATTCCGGCACGGGAAATAACGTTCAACACGGCTTTTCTGCGCCACCACGCCGCAACACTCGCGAGGATACTCAGTTGCAGCATGAGCCATAATCGCATCGATGGTTTTCTGACGCATATCAGCTCCTGATCAAAGACGTGCCAGGGAACCCACCGAACGGCAGTTCGTTGCCGTCTCCATGCCGGAGCTTACAGGCCGTAAGCGTGCCGTTGCATTCGTCCAGAGAGGGGTCGCTCACCGAGTTGTTGTTTTTATCGAAATAGCGGGTTCCGGCATAGTCGCAGCCATCGCCGGTGCGATATTTATTCCGGATACACCAGGTACACAGAGAATGAAGTTGACGTGTAGGGATCATCTTTCCCTGTAACGACATCGGGCTATCGAGCACGAATTCGATACTTTCGCCCGGAATTTCGCTGCTTTTGCTATCAAGGTAAAAAACTCGTTTTCTGACCTGTTGCGGATCAGCTGTTGCATTACCTGCAGGGAAGTTCTTCGCATCGAGATAGTGCGAATAGGTGTCATGGATAGTGACTTTCGCCTGTAGCATATCGTCATAAGCAAGGCACAGCGCCGTAATCTTGCTATCGATATCTGCAACCGTTAGCGTTGGTTGGGCGCTGTTGCCGTCGGTGGAGGCTTCAAGCCCTTCGATTTGATACGGCCAGGCGGCATATTCTTCCCCCTGCCACCAGATGCTTTTCGCCTTCAGCTTTGATTCATCGCCACCAGCGGCGGCGATTTCTTCTTCCGTGTGCGGGAGGTTGTACGCGTGAAATCGCAGTACATCATCCACGCCGAACGTAGAGCCATCAACTTCGATAAGTCGGACTTTATTGCCGGGCTCAAGGCTTTGATAGTCTGCTGTGATCATGGTGCGTACGCCTGTTTGAATGTTGCGGAAATGGTCAGAACGTTGCTGGATAAGGGCTGTGACTTGATTGATTCGGCCTCAATCCGGTAGAGCCCAGTTTCGCCAACTGGCGATGTCCAGATGAACGATTTGGTGACGTGAGAACGAAAGAACTTCAGGGCCTGAAGCATGTCCGCCTTTTTCCCCGTGAGTGTGACAGGCCATGACTGCTTTTCAGGGTTAATGCCTTCCCCGGCAATCTGCTCATAGCCGTCGCCAAAGGTTGCAGAGCGCGTTTTTAGGCTGAACGACCCTTCCATTCCCGCCTGTATCTGTGTTCGCCAGGTGAATGTTTCGATTGCCATGCTTTCTCCGGGCATAAAAAAACCCGCCAATTGGCGGGCACGTTAGTCATTTTTTCTATGGTTTGAGGTTGTCCAAGATAGCCTGAACTGAGTTCTTATCCTTGTTACTGGTGGAAGCCACCTGATTTACTTGCCCCCCTGGCATTTGGCTTTCTATCCACATATCGCTCCAAACTTTTGGTGTCTCGTTCACCGATGCGATAGTAAACCGCAGTTTAGCCATAGCTGGCGTGGAATAAGCGTTGCCAACCATCATCTGCGCAAGAACGCTATCAGTCGGTTTCCCGCAAACAACGTTCGTATCGGTGGCCTCGAAAACATTAAGTCCTTTACTGTTACAGAATACAACTAATGCATCCTTTACCTGGGCTTTGGTTTTCCCTGGGTATTCAGCTTCAGGCTTACCTGATGCGGTTTGCTTCTTTAATGGTTCCTGACTAGCGCAACCAGACAACAACATAACCCCAAGAGCTAACGCAATTACGTTTTTCATTAAGTTTTCCCATCGATTGCAATCGGAAACATCTTAACATTATGATTTACATGGTCAATTCAATTAATCAAAGGTTATCAGCGTGATTTAGAAGCATTCCAGATAAGCCCTCCAGGCCTCAATTGCTTCACAATACCTTCCCGTACAGACTGATCAATGGTTTGTTTATAGGCTCGAGTCATTGCATCGCTACCAGCAGTCGATTGTTGCTGTGAGTTCTGGTTCTGCACCATAACAGACGTTTGAACATTAACATTGCCAGCACCAGCGGATTGCAGTCCATACATTGGCGCTGTGCCAACGTAACCACCGTTCGCATACCTCTGAGCGCCGCGCATCAGTGAATAAAGATTACCTATACCCAGCGCACTGGTTGCCTCTTTTGTGAAAACAAATTCGCCACCATGGACCACGCCTTTCGGCTGGAACTTGCCGCCGTCTCCGGTATAGCCCCCAGAATCGAATTCCGGGACTGCGCCGCCTCTAGAAAATCCGAATAATGAACCAAATGATGTCCCACCAAACGCAGACTTCATTCCGTTGACCAATGCCAACTGTGTAAGCATTTGGGCGGTGCCCTTCAGGAACGTTGTCAGGAATTCAGAGAAGCTGGCTTTGCCAGTTGTAAAATAATCAGTGAGCGTAGAAGCCATTCCCGTAAACGCATTGGTCGACAGGTTTTGTATCTGACCATAAACATTGGTTGCGGAGTCCTCAAACTCAGCCCAACCTTTTTTTACCCCCGTCAGCCAGTCGCCACGCAACCTGTCCTCTGCATTATAGTAATCATTCGCTGCTTTAAGCTGCTTCTGATACCCCTCATCCTCAAGCGAACCACCTGCATTCCTCCAGCCTGAGGCAAGCTGACTTTTCGCCAGTTCACGCTGAGCCATCCGATCGCTCATCCTTGCACCGCCGACCAGTGCGGCTTGTTTCTCAGCCATCTGCGTGACGTATTTCTGCGAGGTATCCATTCGCTTGTTCAGCTGTTCCTGTGCGGTAATCTGATCACCTAGCAGGGCTTTCTGCCGTGCCAACTGAAGCACCTGGTCTTTACTCGCCAGGAGAGATTGTTCCTGCTTTGTCAGAGAGCGAGACCTGGAGGCCTCTTCCAGCACCTGAAATTTCGCTTCAGTAGTCCACAGATCTTTGCGCTGCTGGCTGATAGTGTCGTTCAGCCCTTTATGCTGCTGCAGCGCGCGTAACTGTGCCTTAAGCGCCAGTAGCTCGGCCTGGGCTGAGTCAGTGCTTCTGTCACCAGCAGATACACTTCCCTGCGTTCCGGTTTTCGTATTTTTTGTTCCAAACGCTGCGACCTCCTGGCGGTCATTCTTGGTGGTCGCTGGATTTATCTTGCGGGCTGTATCAAGATATTTACTCGCGCTAATGTCGGCGTCATCCCACTCTTTTTTGAGTTGTGCAACGCTTTCACCATACGCGCCAGCCATTTTCTCGTTGTAATCCTGCCAGCCTTTGAGCGTGTCCGTTTTCGCCCATTCAGGGATCAAGTCAATCGCACTGGCGACCGATGACGAAATAATCTGGTTTAGTTTCTGGAAAACGGTGGCAACGCTGTAATAAATAGCATTGAATTCTTTCAGGGTGTTCGAGGCAAGCTCAGCCACCCACTGACCTATGCTTTGCATTGCCTCAGAAGCCCAACCCTTAATATCCAGCCAGAGGCGCCCAAATGGTGTAAGAGAGTCGTATGCCTGCTCTCCCCGCTCAGCAATAGTATTGCCGAAAAGATTCATTGCTTGCGTTACAGCGGCCGTCTGGTCCTTCTGCTTCACCAGATCATCGATATGTTTAAGCTGGGATGCCGTAAGAAAGTTGTACTGCTCATTAAGGCCCTGAAGAGCTTTTACCGGGTCTTTTTCGATGTCTTTATAGGCTTTGGTGATGTCCTGTGCCGAAACAATGCCGGTTTGAACTGCCAGCGCCGTAGAGCTCGCTGCTTTTTCAAGTTGCTGCTGTGTTAGCGAGCCCATGCCAACCAGTTCAGTCATCAGGCCCTGAACGGTTCCTACCGTAGCGCCAGTTGAGGCAGCAATCGACTGAGAGGAAGCCATGATCTGGAGCGCTGACGTGCCGGCAATATTGCCCGTCCTGATGATGGCCTTGTTTATTTCATCGTAAGCTGTGAAGTAATCAGATCCCGCTTTAGCCGCCAGCAGAACAGCACCAGCCAGTCCACCAATCGCAACACGTGCAGGCGTGACCAGAGAAAGCATCGCTTTCATGGCATTACCCACACCACCGAACGAATCGCGCAACTGCCCGCCCTGCTGAATAGCGACCATATAAACTGGCATCCCGGAAGCCAGTGAGGTAACAATATCCGTCATCTGCATTGGCAGATAGCGCATCGCGTTACGATACTGCCCGGCGCTGATAGTGCCATTCTTCCAGGCGGTTTCCTGTTCTTTTAGCTTTGCGATCATTGGTGCGGCACGATCGGAAACACCAAGCTGTGCAGCCTTTAACTCAAGGAGTTCAGCGCGCGTTTTGCCGATTGCCGCGGTCTGGTCCTCAAGTGAAGCTATAAAAGTTTTTGCCGATGCAGCCGCCCGCTGCGCCGCTTGTGCCTGCTCAAGACGTGCCCGACCCTCTGCTGTCTCAGATTCCATGACCTGAGCAAGTTTCGCACGGGTTGTCTCCAGCACGCTATTGTAGCGAGTGAAGTCTTCGTCCCCAAGCAGCCCTTTTCCGCGAAATTTTGAAAGGCTTTCCTGAATAGTGTCGAGTTCATCCAGCGCTTTGTTAACCGGGCTGATTTTATTCAGCAGGTTCTGAAGCTCCTGGCGCTGCTGCTTCAGGCTTTCACTATTTTTCTTCTGGTTATCAATCCCGGTCCGGAAAGTACTGTTCAGATCGTCCGCTTTTCCTGCTGCCGCGGTCGCGGTGGTCTGAAAGCGATCCAGTTCACGATTGCCGCGCTCCAACTCGCTGGTATTTACGCGCAACGAAATTGTGGCGATGTCGTTACTCATCCAGCCCCCTTTTTATACATAATTCTGAGCGCGGTTCGCTCCATCACCTGGAGGTCTGAAAGCGCGGTTGCCTCGTCGCTGACATTGTGTAGCCGCATTACCCAGGGCAGGACGTTATAATCAAGCCCGGTAGCGCCTCCCATGCCTGTACGCCACTGCGTGCTGACAGCCTGAAACACCAGGAATGAAGGCCAGACATCCGGCCAGACATCGATAAACTGGTCGTCGTAATCGTCCGGCGTCAGCCCGTAAGGTGCCAGGTCTTCGGCAGTGGGTTCAGGCGTATAGAACGCCGAGGCAACCGCTATCAGTTTTTTTCGCGCTGGCCCATCAGCTCGCGATAATAGGTTTCAGGAATGGCCTTCATGGCCGCCGGGTAGTTTTCCAGAAGGACAGCCAGGTTATCTGCGTTGAATTCGTCGGGTAGCGCCCAGCCCGCGATGATTTCCATCAGGAAATCAGTAGCTGTTTTTCCCTCCAGTTTTTCCAGATCGGCCAGTTCTTTAAGTGGCTTATGGTTGAAAGTGAAAGTCAGCACTCCGTCTTCATCCCCGGCGCGCGGGATTGTGACATTGGCTTTAAAAGTAGGTTTTGGCTGTAGAGTAAATTTGGTGGCCATATTTTTTCCTGAAAAAGAAAGCCCCCAACAACGGGGGCATTATTAATTTGCAGCGGTGACGGTGACATTACAGGTCGCAATTTTCGCGCCGTCGGCGGTCGTGGCGGTGATGGTTGCATTGCCTTCAGCAACACCACTGACCCTGCCTGAAGCATCAACAGTCGCGATCGACTCATCGGAAGATGTCCAGACCACTGTTTTATTCGTGGCGCTATCGGGTTCGACAGTAGCGATCAGCGTGGCAGTCGCCCCTTCTTCAATGCTCAGGGTTGTCCGATCCAGGCTGACGCCGGTTACCGCTACTGCCTCAGCTTTTCCCGGGTCAACTTTGTAGAAGGTCATCGCCGGCGACTGCAGGTTTAATACAACACTGACCGTTTCGACTTCGTTAACCGCAGTTGTCGGAGTATCGTCAAAAGATGCCGTGGCCGCCCAGTAGCGGTTTTCTTTGGCCTTTGGTACGTACATGTAAGCCGCAACCGTCTCCTCTTCTTCATCCAGCTGGCGCAGCAGTGGATATACCGGGAGAGAGGAGTCGTGCGCGATCGAGTAGGTCTGAGATACGGCAGATTTGTAAGTATTCAGGTTGCGCTGGCGGTCATCGCTCAGGAACTGAATCTGCGTGGTGTTCTGATCGCCACCGGATTTTGAAACCTCAGTGATTTGCGGAAGTTCGGTCCATTCTTCAATCTTGCGAATAGAGCCGGAACCGCCGCCCGCGGCGTATTTGTTTTTGTTCGTGGTATTGATGTTGCGAAGGGTGACAGCATTCTCCGCAATCGCGTCGATTTTAGCGATGACGTTATCAATACCGGTCCAGTCGCAGCTCACGTGAACAATATCGCCAACCGCGATTTCGTCCGCAACGCTTACGGTGATCACCGCGTGCTCTGCATTAGTCGCGCCGGTGAATGGAATGGAAGGACCGTAGCCCGACGCCAGATAGACGTGAGCGCCGTTAGGCAGTGCGAAGCCCATAATGGTTACTCCTGTGAAAAATAAAACCGGCGCAATAGCCGGTGGTTTTGACGGGGATCAGTTAATGATGTCGGCCCGGTAGTTCAGGCTGACGGGGATGGAGTAGGAAACTACGGTCGGGATGCCACGAAAGATTGCGGGCGTGCTGGTTATCCAGCAGGTAAAGTCACCTCCCTGTATCTCCTGCCCTTCTGGAAATAACGCAGCAATCTGATGCGCCAGCGCTACAGCATCTGATCGCCCGGTTCCTGCGGGGGCAACAACATTAATCTGGTACACCCCGGAATAAACCCGGCAATTCAGGCCAAGATCCAGAGTCCGGGGCGTTGCGGGCATATCGTGAACCGCAAGGTAAAGCCCGTCGGTCGGCGGCGTGAATTCGATATTTTCCCAGGCAACTGGAATATTCTCTGCATCCGCCCAGCTCCCCAGCCTGGCGGCCATTGCCGATGCAATATCAGGAATCACTTCGGCACCTCCCTGACAGCCTCTTCAAAGAAGCGCTGAAACTCCGCCGCCGTAATACGAACCATGCCACCAGGTGCCTGTGTGGAATGCCCCATTTCAAGCCGGTATGCGTAAGGTACGTTGTTGCAGAAGTAAATGGATTTCATACCGACCTTGAACAACGACAGCGTGTAATTTCCGGCTGCTTTTGTCAGGTCGCCAGTCTTGTCTATCCGCCCGGTTTCATCTGTTGCAGGTGCATCAAACGACACCTGCCAGTTACCGCGAAAACGTCCCCCCGTATAGCCCGGCGGCGCTTTCAAGTCCATGCCATCCACCAGACGGGCCTTTTTCTTGAGCCGCCCGGTTTTGGTGAGGTTGTCTGGGTTCGCCCGTTGCGCCTCGTTGTAGTCGTAAACAGCACGATTATAGGAAACGGCTGTCAGGTTAACTTCCCACAACTCCGGGTTGCCCACTGGGGACATCATCACCAGTTGGTTAAGTATTTTAATGCCGACGGCGCGCACCACTGTTTCCTGATTCGTTTTCGCCTTATTAACGAATGCCGTGATTTCAGCCACGAACGCCGCGTTCTCGCCCATGTTATGCCCTCAGTTGCGCTTTGTAGCAGAGCACCAGTGAAGCAGGTTTTGCCGGGTTCGGTTTGACAACACGATAGGTTGTGCCGTCAATATCAACCACATCACCGATTTTAATTTCCTGCTCTGCCGTAAAAACGATCTGCACGTCGCCGTTAACGATGACCGTTCCATCAATTTCGCCTGGCGCGTATTCGGTCTTCACGCCCACAGCAGTAAAACGGACCGCTTCAGTTTTATGCTCAACGCCGCCGATAACCGTTACCGAGCCTTTACGGGTGACGTTGTACGTCGCGCCGTTCTGCCTGAGCATGCGGGTCGTTCTGGCCTGCATACGTTGGTAATCAATCGCCATATCAGGCCCTCTCAGCAAATGCATTAATGGCGTAACCACGACCACCAGCAAGGTCGCCCAGCAACGCCATAGCGGCAGGATAAGACGGTGTAAAGACTTCGCCATCTGCGACCGCATAGGTCATCGTGACAGCACCTTCCACACGTTCAGTTTTCACTGCGGCTTCGCGCACGCTGGAGAGTAAATCGCCGTCGATTGCCTCTACCGCCAGCATGCACTGCGCGGTTAAAACCTGCCGTGGAACTTCATCCGGCGGAAAATCATGTTCATCCAGAATTACATTCACGCGTGGCCATGCCAGCGGCTGGCGAGGGTCTGTTTTTGAGCCAACCCAGTCCAGCCCCTCCAGGTAATCCATTGCCTTAATCAGCAAAGGTGAGAGCTTGTCAGGCAGTTCAATGCCGCGTATTTCCGCAAATGAGACAAGATCCTCTTCACTGGCGTAGCTGTTGGCATCAGGAGAGGTGATATCGGTATTGATCATCGAATCATCCTGTTTATGGGGCTTTCGCCCCATTCGTTATTCCCCGGAAGGCGCAGTGAAGGTGATCTCTTCAGTGGTTTTCGCCACTCCATCCACAGTACCGGTTACCGTGAAGGTTCCAGCTGCATCTGATATGAGTTTCACCGTTGCACCACCAGCAGAGCCGGTTTGAGAACTAGCCGTGCTGAGCGTGCCACCTGTGGACGTCCACGTGACGGTTTTACCGGATACACCGGAGCCATTTAGCGTGTACTTCAGAGAAACAGTTACCGCGTCTGTGCTGTCAGCGGTTGCGGAGGTTTTATCCGCTGACAGCGTTACTCCCCCACTGCGGATCCCAGCTTAATCAGCACGCCTGCCGTAGATTTGTTGCTGGTGAAATGCTTCTTCCAGTTGCCCGCAGTGCCGATGGCGGTCAGGTCAGGGTTATCACCTTTGGCGGTATCCCAGCTGTAGCCCAGCAGATCAACGTTCACCACGCCTTCAGCGCGATAGCCAACCGCAAGGTTTTCCTGATCGTTGATATCGTAGGAACGGAAGCCCGGCGCCTGAGACTCGGTGACGGTAACCGCACCAGCTACCAGCCCAAGGATCGCATCAGCGTCCATGGTGTCGGTCACCAGCACAGGTTTACCCAGCGTGCCTGGCTGCCCGCCGTAAACCACCACGCCCGCTTCTTCGTAGATTTTGTTGGCAATCGCCTCATCAACAATGTCGAAGTAGGTGGCAGAGTGCATCACGAACAGAACCACGCGGTTAAACTTGTCCCCGTATTTGCGCAGGCCGCGCGTCAGGGTCTTTTTACCGTCGGTCTCAATGTCGGCGGTTACGACCATGTCGGCGTTAGCACCAATCGCCGCAGTCAGCGCTTTCAGGCCGTATTTCACGTAGCCTTCCAGCGTGGCATCTGCGACATCAACGCCGATTACTTCGGAGAACTCATCAACGGAGCGGCCACGGCGTTTAAAGGCCTCTTCCGTGGTTTCATACGGGCCGTATTTCCACGGTGCTTTAACGGATACCGCTTCACCGGCACCGATTTTTTTACCTGTGACTTTATCGACAGAGTTCACATTACGCGATTCGATGGAACCACCAACTTTGTAGAAGGCACGTTTACGGAAGTCGCCTTCAATCAGTTCGTTATCAAGCAAAATCGCACCGTTGGAGGAAGCGTTGAACACTTCCAGATTGTCCTGGCGACGCTCAAGAAATGCGGTCTGCGCCAGATCGTCATAAATAACCAGGTCGGTATTAACAGTCGTTGCCATGGTTTAAATCCCTTATTTCGGAAGTTTGAGGAAGGCCTGCTGGCCGTGTTTACGGATGTAGTCCGCTTTGTCGCTGGCGCTCATTTCGGAACGTTTCAAGCTTCCACCACCGTTTGGCTTGTGTCCGCCCGCGCCCGTACCTTCTGCGCGAGGGAACAGATGCGAAGCCGTCTCCTTGAGAGACTCCGCCCACTCAAGCGGGCTTAGTGGGGTTTTGCCGTCTTTGCCGAACAGAACATCGCCATTTGCATCAACCGCTACGGCCTCGCCTTCGTCGTTGAGCTGGAATGTGCCTTTGGCACGCAGAATCAGATCGTCAGAAGCTTCCGGCAGCGCGCCCGCTTTAGAGGCTGCTGCACGGATTGCATCCCCAAGGACCCGATCCCGAAATTTGTTGGAGAACGCTTCTGCTTTTTCCGCACGCTCGTTTGCCGCTTTGATCTGCTTATCAACATCAGCACGCATGCGCTCGGTACGCTTATCCAGCACCTCGTCAATTTTCCCGGCGGCGATAAGCTTCGCCTCTTCATCGTCAGAAAAACGCTGGAGAATGCCGCGTACAGCGTCTGGGTCGATACCGTCAAAGCGCGACAGATTTTCTTTTTGCTGCTTGATGGTGCCCAGCAGCTCAGAGTTTTTCGATTTCAGACCTGTGACTTCACTGGTCACACGCTCATCAATTAGCTTCTGGATTTCGGGGGTGATTTCGATACCACCGCCACCACTGCCCTCACCGCCGTTTTCAGGTGCGTAATATTTCAGAAGCATGTTTCGAATTAACATAATTTACCCTCGGGATTTTGTCGGGCCTCGCCCATAAAAAAGCCCCGGCGGATGCCAGGGCTCAGAGTGTTTGTTTAACGCTTAATCAGGGTTGTTTAGCCGGGTGTAAACCGAGCCGATCAGGACGCCAATCATCCTGCCTTCAGGCGTAGCCTCGCCAGCCTCTTTGCAGATAGCATCCAATTGTTCGATAACGTCATCCGGCAAAGGCTCCATATGAGCCAGCTCTGATGCTTTTTTCAGGAACGGGAGTGTTGTTTCAGCCACTTGAGGATCTCGGGGTTGATAGTGTCATTCTGGCCGCTCATAAACGCCGATACGATCTCAGCAAAAAGTTCTTTCGGTGCTTCTGCGGCATAGGCGCTGAGAGCACGCCACCAGCCATCATCATAAGCACTTTCAACCAGTGCACCAACTTCAGGCCGGGAATAATACAAATGGTGTCCAAGTTCATGCCACACGGAGCCCTTCACCGATGCCACCGCAACATACGGCAACTCCGCAGGCGAAACATCCAGTACATCCTGAGACAACGTGGATGACGCAACTGATGGCCTGACCATCATTGTCATATCGATTCCTGCGCTGTTCTTCAGAATATTTTCCCATTCACCGCTGTCCATCGCCCACCTGGAAAGGTGCACGGTTCGTGAGGATGATTCATAAGCGCCAGCAGCAGACGCCGGAACATCCAGAGTGTTACCGAACGCCGCGACGGGTTGGAGTCCAAACCGATGGATCACATCGAAAGCAGCCTGCGCCGCCTGTTTCGCCTCATCCAGTGATACACCATTCGGGAACTTCACATCCTGCGCCACACGCCCGGTCATCCACTCCACCAGTTCATCCAGGGTACGGGAGGACTCAAGTGTCGGGGCTGCCCCGGAACGCTCCTGAAGCTGTTCGAGGCTTATCCATTCGCCCTTGTCCGTGTACATTTCGCCAAGGTCGATTTTACCCGCCCGGAACATCCTTCCACGCTCAACCCCCAGAACCTGATCCTGTCGCTGCGCCGATTGACGCCTCAGCCATTCCAGATACGTGGTTTTCGCCGGTACCTGTCCGTCCATGCTGGCGCGGGTACCATCGTCCATTTCATCGATATCGATACCGAGTTCACGCCACGACTTCAGAATCAGGGTTTCGGTAGAACGGCAGCAGAAATGAATTTTCCCGGGGCCTTGCAGGTAAGGTACTTTATGCCCGATCGGTTTATTATTCATGGTGTAGCGCAGCAGGTCGCGAATGATGCAGTCGTGGCTGGTTTTATTGTCCAGCGTAGACAGCCACTGCTTACCCTTCACGATGTCGCTGTTGGCGCTGGTGAAGCTGTTGCGCGCGGTGGCTGCCAGATGATTAATGGCTGTTTTAGCGATGCTTGTGGCGTTTGCCCTGCTCATCTGGAGCGCGCCGTCGCGATAGTCTTTATTGGCATGACCGCGCACGCTTCGGGCGATGGTTTCAACCGTGTCACCAGCAAGATAGCCACGGCGTACAGCGTTTACGATCCGCGCCAGCCTGTCCGATTCCAGATTCTCCGCCCACTCACTCAGCAGGCGCCCCTGAAATGGCTGAGCCATCGCCGCGGCATAAACCATATCGGCGGTGATTCCCTGTAGGGGGTAGCGTGCCAACACCTGTGAGGGAAGAAGGGAATCGAACAGGCTCAGCTGATAACTGACCTCGTTCCTGGAAAGCGCCAGCAGTTCCCCTTCCAGCCCGGACTGCATCGAAGCGACAGCCTGATGGTTAAGTTCGCGTACGCTGCCGAGCAAGCTTTCCAGACGTGTAACCGTGAAGCTATCAGCCGGGAGCCGATCCAGTGCGTCCAGAAGACGGGCAGACAGTTCTGCGTCCGTCTCGTTAAGCAGCTTCACCATCCGGTTAGCGACACCCGTCGCATAGCGACTAATCCAGACGGAATGGGCAATGGCCTCATCCCGCAAACTTTCGTTGACTGTTGCCATATCAGCCCCCGGTCAATGAGGGAGCCTGATTGCGGAGCGCATCAATCACATCATCCGGGCTGTCTGCCGGGTTGATGAGGTCGAGTTTCTGAAGAACCCGAATCATGTCAGTATCGCGCAGCGCGCCGGACTGCCAGGCATTAACAATAGCAGTGACCATCCCGGATTCGGCAACCTTCGCGATGAATTCCTGGTTGATGGTGTAGCTCGTCGATTCGTCCTTAATTCCGAGATATTTCGCACACCAGCCCAGCGCCAGCGTATAAGCCTCTGATACGTTTGAAACGCAGATACCCAGCACCGACGTTGATGCGCTCTGTTCACCGCTTGCCTGCGTTGCAGTCTTCGCCGTGGCGTTCTGCTCAATTAGCCGGGCGCCCAACTGCACCATGTAATCGCGTTTGCTGTCCATGGCCTCTTTAGCCAGCATGTTCGGCTGCGCCTGGGCATAGCCAAACGAGCCTTCTTTAGGAAGTAGTAAGGGTGAGCGGGAACCTATTTTGACGCCTTTTTTTTCAAGGTGGTCGCGCCAGTTGGTATCAAGCCCGGTTATATAGGGCTGAACCTGTCCGCAGAACCACACGCTGTCCTCATAGTCGGCACTGTTGCGGTAATGGCCGTGGTTAATTTCCACCAGCGCGGCCAGCGGCGAGTCATCGATAGTGGGATCGTTGTTCTGTGCGCCGACAAAAGTGAACGGGATTTCGTCCCAGTAATCCTTTCCTTTCGGCTTCGGTTGATATTCGCTGCTGACGGTATAGGCTCCGCTTGACGTACCACTTGCCCGGCGCCATACCCGGCAGATAAACTTCCCTTCTTCCAGCGCCAGCTCGCGGTACTGAATTTCGTCCTTGTAAGCGTAACCGTCCGGCTCTTCTACGCATTCGCGCAGGATCACCAGCACCAGTTGATCGCGTCCGTTAATACGCTTCGTTCGCCAGTTAATGATGTTCTCTGCCGGATAGCGGAGAATGATCGCTTCGTCTGATGCTTCTGCATAGTCAACATAAAGCCCATCACGCGCCACCTCCAGCACGTTCTCAACCACCAACTGCGACTGCTGATATATGCTGGTTCCCGCCCCGTCAGCATTGTCCAGCAGGTATTTCAGCTTCTCCGGGCCGTTAAACGTTGGGTCTTTGCGATACGCCATGCCAAGCATGCCGATCTTCGTATTGCCAGCAATGGCGTAGAACACAGCGCGGCTCAGATAGTCCTCATTGCGCTTACGGTTGCGCGTGGATTTATCGGTTGGATCGAGATAAGGCAGATACTTATTGCCCGCCGCTTTTACGGCCTCAGCTCCTTTGCAAAAGTCTCTGTATTTCCGCCAGGCAGCAGAAGCCGCCCGGTGTTCTGGTCGAACCCAGGTGATGTCGTCGTTTGCCATATCAGAAAGTGGTATCCATGGTGATTGAATAGGCTGGTTTAACTATCGGGAACTGCTTCACGATGAAATAACCGGCGCCATCGTTTGGGTGATCGTTATCGCTCTTTTTGTCAGGCTCGCCGTTTTTATCCCACACCTGCTGCTCCAGACAGTCGGCATATACCGGGCAACGCGCCACATTAACTTTGTAACGACGCTCACCGTTACCGTTGCAGAACATAGCATTCATTGAATTTATTCGGTCTTTTACTGGTGGGTTAGCATCATCAACAATGACGTTAAACCCAGCCTGACGGAGTTGCTCAATATCAGTTTTGCTGGCGTTATTCGACTTTCTGGAGTCGCCGGAAGCATCCGGATAAATATAAATTTCCCGAACCTTGCGATAGTCGCCATCAGCGTATAACCAGAATCGCTCCTTGATAATTCGGATAATGTCAGGAGTATCGTAGGCGTTGATGATTTCAGTAACCGCATGCGGTAACCCGAGCCGGAGAACGTGGACGATCCCCGCCATTTTTCCTACGTTGAAATCCATCCCTATATAGAGCGGTTCACCGGGCTGCTCCTCCTCGCTGGAATTATTCAGCGCCCGATCGAACTGGTGATAAATGGTACCGCTGGTCAGGTTAGTGAACTGACCATTAAGGTACGCTTTAATCAGTTCCGGCGGATAGCTCGCCAGTAGTGAGGTTATGTAATCGGCAGGTAAGTTTTTCTCATTGTCGAAAGTACTGGCCTGCACCAGGCCGTAGAGCTTCTTAAGATCAGGATTTTCCCTAAGAGCCTTAACAAACTGTTCGTAGACAAATTTGAACCCTTCTGGCGTCGTTGTTATATCAATACCATTACGCAATCCATCAACTTTGTAACGCATACGCGCAATAATTTTTCGCCACGCCTGCCGCGCCTTCTCTTTCTTCAGAACGTCGAGTTCATCCACCAGCGCATTACCGATTTTGAAACCGACTATCGTGTCGGGTTTCTCCATAGATCGGCAAATTGTCGTGCCGCGATACTGGCGACCATTGTAGAAATGGACCTCTTTGTTACTCTCAACGATCTGGACCTTCAGCCCCCAGTCGTGCGCCACCTCCTCTATCGTGGGATAGAAAATATCGCGAATCTGAGGATAGGTTGGTGCGAAATAACCCTGATTGATTTTTGGAAATTCCCAAAACCCCTTACAGAGTCCACCACAACCTACCCACGTCTTACCGGATCCGAAGCCAGCAACATACGCCTTAAATTTCACATCCATTGCGAGAAAGCGCGCCTGTGGGATGTTAAGTGTCGGGCTGATCCCCATTGTCTGCCCTCGCATCCACTACGTTGATATTGATCTGCACTGGCGTTGGTTCGTCATCATCACCATCACCGGCCAGCTCTTTGCGCAGTTTTTCCACCTCCAATTGTCGTCGTTCAATTTCCAATTGTTGAAGTCGCTGCGCAAATTCACTGTCCGCCAGGCCGAGGCGCTTCATTACGGCTTCAAACATCCGTTCGCGGCTTATCGCGGTAATTTCAACGCCGTGCTTGCCGAGCTTAACGCCGGAATATGCCAGCGCTGCCGTAGTGGGCAACTTGCGGGTATCAGCAAAAAATGGCTGGCCTATTCCATCGCCATTGCAGCGTGGACATTCCGGGTTTGGTTCCTGCGTATGGTCATATCCATATCCGCCCACGTCCTCAGGCTCGCGACGTTTGCGTTCAACCGCTTCGATTCGCTTTTCTTCGTACTCCACGGCATCACGCCATTGGTACTGGTGACCGAAGCCCCAGCAGTAGCGGCAGCTCCCGCGGCGATACTGAGAAAGCTGGTTGGCGTCGAACGTTGCCAGTCGCCACATCTGCGCAAGCACCTCGTCTGCACTGCCGAGTGTGCGCATTAACGATTCTTTCTGCTGCTGCGCAATCGCCTGCGCAACGTTAGGATTCGCTATGAGTTGACGACCATAGTTTGGGTCACTATATCCTGCGCGTGCAGCGGCGGCAGTGGCGTTATTGTCCTTCAGGTATTCCGCGACAAATAAACGCTGTTGGGCAGTAAGACCGTCATCATCCACCAACTCTTTTGCGCATTTTTCCTTTTGCGCAGTGCGCAGTTTTTTCTGCGCAGGTTTTTGCGCAGTTGGTCTTTTTATGTATCGGCGGGCTGTTGCGTAATTCAGTCCCTGCGCTTCACACCAATCCTTCGGTGATACGCCGGTAGCGGCATTGTCGGACAGGAACCGTTGCTGAAGCTCGCCCCAGTCCGGTTTTGCCATTGTTTTACTCCGTTATTTTGATTCGATGGTCGCCATAAAGTGAAATACGCTTAAGCTTTCTCAGTGAATTGACGATAATGATTCCAGTAGCTGATAGAAAAGGAAGAACAATGATTAGATGTGTAACTCCCGCCTATAAAAAAATCTGGAATATTTGCGAAAATTCAGATCAAAGCGATAAGGCAGTGATTCTTATCGTTAACAGTGCTTGGGCAAAAGAAGTTGCCTTGGCTCAATTCAAAGAGGATGGGTACGACCCAATAAGCACCAAGCTGACTTCTATCAGAGAATGGATGACGCACGGCGGAGAGCTAAACCCATCGATAATGCACATTTCTCGCGATGGCATAACAAGGTTTGACGAAGGTAGAACTCGCGCGATCGTGGCTGACGAAAAAGGCTACCATGACTATCCGATCGCAACCACTTACCGCCACGCTATGAATCTCAAGGAGCACTGGGGCTCAGTATCGAGTGCAAAAAAGGTGTTTGATTTTACTGAGTGCTGGGATCGTATAGATAACGCGATAATCTTAGGAAATCCATAAATACTGGCATATGCGTTAAACGTATATGCACGTTTAAACCGATGAGGTACTCGCAACAGCACATTTCCAGCTTGTCTGTGAGTACCAGTGTTTATCTCATTAAAGGGAATAAATATGAGCATGCCGCAACCAATAGCTAACATGCTTTTGTTGCAGATGATGACCCAGCCAAAAGACATCAAACTTGCTGCAATCTATGCGTTAGGCGAAGGTAGATGCCAGGCGGATAACATTACCCAGGAACTACACAAATTAAGCCAAAGTGATGATATAGAGATTAGAATCGCAGCCATTAAGGCACTTGGTCGGTTATATCGATAAATACTGTGATTTCGCCATTACGATGGGTCTGCCCATGGTGATGGCAATAAAAAGCCTCGCGAATTCGAGGCCTGTCCCCTTAAAACCAGTTTGAATTAGTCATCATCCCTACGTAGATGAATTGAAACTGACTCCCCGCCACCGATAAATCCGCCATAATGGTCGAATGTTCCTTCGTGTTCCAATATAGCAACCACGGCGGCCGTCTCAGTGTTATTCATCCCGAGCTCATCTGCGATCTCTTGTTTTATCTCCGTCAAATCAACGACTTTCTTGCCAATGTTTTCTAACCGATTAATCATCCCACTCCAATCATCGTTAGAAATCTCAATGATTTCCGCATTAGCATTCATACCGACGGTAGGATCAATAACTACCCCATCGCTATTCCTTTTGTACTGAAAAATACCGGCCTGACCACCTTGGTAACCGCCTAATGTTTGTAATACTTTCATGTGCATCCATCTCCATACAGTAAGAATGGAAATATAATCGGCACACAAGTAGAAGATCTTTAATTTATAAACTCATTGCTTGCTTCTTATGGCAGTTCGCCTGCCACGTTTTGTTATGCGCCAGGATGTCGCGCTTCGTCTGCTTGTCCAGCACATCCCAGTCGTGAGCCGTGCCGTAGATGGGCTTAACCCAATCGCAGGCCGTGTCCACTACCTCAATCCTTGCGGATCCAGTTGTCGCGCAGCTCGCGATCAACATCGTCGCCACGCATATGGTTAACAGTCTGCTGTACATTACTGGCCTCTTTCGTTACTTCCACCCGGCGCTCTGCTACCGCTACCGTTGCTGCGGCGTTCTCTTCGGTGCGCTGCTTGTCTGCTTTGGCTTCCGCTGTGCTGGTGCCGCGCGCATGGCCGAAACCAAAAGCACCAGCGATAGCTGCAATCACCGCTGCGGCCAGCCCGATAATCATTTCAATTCCCATAGCAGCCTCACACCAGCACGGCTTTTGCCAGATTGAACCGACGACGGCGGTCATCAAGACCGTTTTTACCGCCGTTGATGATGATCGTGATACGTTCCACATCGCCGGAATACACAAGGCATCCGCTGGTGGCAAAGAACCACGCTGCGGAACGCGCTGCATTTTCGTCCTGCTCCAGCAACTCCGGCTGAGTAACCAGATCCAGTTTTAGCGCCAGGCCGCATTTGCGATAGTTGATTAACCCTGTGATTTGCTTCAGCCCGCGCCCGCGATATTTCCACCCGTCACCGGCAACCTGATTGCCCAGGTTCTTTTTGCCCCACTCGCCGCCGTAAACCAGGTTAGCAATCGCTTTCTGATTTGCCGGTTGCGTTGCCGTTCTGCCGAGCGCGGCGGCCTGCTGTGCCGTGATACGGTGCTTGCCGAATACGGGAACAAGACGATCGGCTGTGTAGTTCAGGCTTTCCACCAGCTTTTCATACCCGCCGGACTCATGCCCCATCTGCGCTATGAACATGGACTGATCGAGCGGCGCAGTGATGCCGAATTCTTTCATTGCCGTGTCGATATGCGGAAACCAGCGCGCGGCCAGTCCGACGCTTATACCAGCCGCCAGCTGAAATTGTTGTTGATTCATTTGATTACCCCGATATTGAGGCAGGACAAAAAACTTCTGACAAAGTGTGATGTAATAAATGCGAAACAGAGTTTGACTAAAGTCGATACTCCACCTCATTAGAACAACACCAGGCCTCGAACTTTCAGGGAAGCGGAGATGTCGCGCTTCCCTTTTTTATTTCTGAAGAATGTTGATTAAACGTGCCACGTTTCCCCGAGCCCAAAGCACGGCGGCGCAAATCAAGATATTAATGATGACCACCATCCAGTGTGATTCCTGGTAGAGGCCGAACAGATAGCGGAATGGGATGCTGGCATAAACCAGTACAGTGAAATAAGCGAGTAGAGAAACTATTGGGCGATGCCTGGCACCATCACGCTGGTAAAACATCAGAGCGAGAACGATGACCGCGCAAATACCAGCATTGCTCATCGCTGAAGGATCACTTGTTACCATTGCTGGCCCCTCCTCCGCGCAATCTCGAAAGCATACTGAACAAGCTTCCCAAATCCTGACTGTTGATGAAGGTAAGAAGTTTGATAGCCAACGCAGCCACTGCCACAGCGCCGAGAGCATCAAGCGGCCTGTCACTGTAACCTGTCCACTTGGCAAGGTACGAACCAACAAGCCCTGCTCCGAGAACGCCAACAATAAACGACGTCACGAAATAGCAAACCAACTTTATCCTGCTGATGTTTGCTGCTGTCGCTACGTAGAACACGGCCCCTGCGAAAGCGCCAAACACCACGCCATAATCAATACCGGTTGCGATGCCAAAAACACTGGCACCCATAAGCCCACCAGCGGCAACCGTAGTGCCAGAAACAGGATCGGACATTTAGCCCCCTCTATTGCTGTGAGTCCTCTCAGTACGAGGGGAAATAAAAAAGGCCGCCCGGAGGCAGCCTGATCAAAAATAAGTTTTTTAACCTGGTGGATCTAACGGACCAGCCAGGATACTGACTTCACTGTTGTGACAAATTGCATCATCCCGGGTTAAGTGCCATACGCCAGGTACAATTTCGCCGGTCGATATATCTTCGAACTCTTCACTCTTGAAATAAGCCACCTGGACAGAGTCAACGTGCTTAATCCAGTAGAACCCTTCCTGCATAGGTCACCTCATCACTGATAGAGTAGACAGTATAGCGGTACGGCAACACCATAGCAGACTGAATAATAGATGTGTTTAAACAAACCGGCATTAATATGAGGCACTCCATCCAACAAACCACCCACGGTTGTACGGATATTAACGGAGTGCTTTTGGATGAGCGCTGACCCCAAAGGTCAGTATTTTTAAACAGCAATTTTGCAAAAAGCAGCGCCCATTCAAAACTTGAGCGATCAGCGGGAATCGAACCCGCATCATCAGCCTAGAAGGCTGAGGTAATAGACATTATACGATGACCGCATGATCCGCCATCGAGGATTAGAACCCCGAACCAAAGAGGTAGAAGCTCCGTGCTCTTTCCAGTTGAGCTAATGACGGAAAAAATTGACCAGTGAAGTCCACTGGTCATGGGTCATGCAGTTGTCTCTGCGAAACGGGTGCATCCCCACCCAGTGTTTTCAGTATCGAGAGCATTATCGAATGCCATATTAACTATAGCATCGCAGAAAAAAGTCACACCGATAATTCCCTATGACTCACCCCTGAAGGCTTTGTGGTTGAATTGCGCCGAGCGTGGCGCAAAGAATACCGATTGGCAGACTTAGAAATGAAAAACCCCGCGGGATTAACCGCAGGGTTGAAATTTCATGCTGGCCGAAACGATTGAACGGATTCCCAGCGTTAGAGTTGATGCTAGCCTAAAATTCCGCGAATCTCAACGCCTTTGTTAACACCAAGCTGTAATGTCCCCTTTGAACCATTCTAAAATGTCCCCAGACAATTCTCTGGGGGATTTTTCATGATCAAAGAGACTGTTACGATGAGTCATAAGGAACTCCACCGACTTCAGATTATTCAGGAGTCAATTAATCGACATATTACTCAGGAACAAGCTGCGGCACGCATTGGCATTTCTATTCGGCAGGTTAAACGTCTGGTGCAACGGTATAGAAATGAAGGGCCTTCTGGTCTGGTTTCCCACCGACGTGGAAAGCGTCCTAATAATTCCTTTTCTACTGAATTCAGAGCAACAGTAATTTCACTCCTCAAAGGCCGTTACGCTGATTTTGGACCTACGTTTGCGTGCGAAAAATTGCGCGAGATACACGGTTTATCTTTATCCGTTGAAACTCTCAGAAAGTGGATGATAGAAGAGGGGTTATGGCGTAAACGCCGTCGTAAAATTGCCCGTATATATCAACGCCGCATGCGACGACCATCTTACGGTGAACTGATCCAGATTGATGGCTCACCTCATGACTGGTTTGAAAATCGAGGCCCCAGATGTACACTGATCGTTTTCATTGATGATGCCACCAGTGCGTTGATGGCGTTGCGTTTTGTGCCTGCTGAAACAACCCGGGCTTACATGGAAACCCTCCGGGGTTACCTTAATGATCATGGCGTACCGCTCGCTCTCTACTCTGATAGACACAGTATATTCAGGGTAAATAACCCAGAGCGGGAAGGTGAGCTGACCCAGTTCACTCGTGCGATAAAGACACTGGGCATCGAGCCAATCCATGCCAACAGCCCGCAGGCAAAAGGGCGGGTAGAGCGCGCCAATCAGACACTACAGGACAGGCTGGTCAAAGAAATGCGGCTTCAGAATATCAGTGATATTGAAACAGCAAATGCATGGTTGCCGACCTTTATTGAAGCCTATAACAACCGGTTCGCTACGTCGCCTCGTACTACTGATAATGCTCATCTTGATGTGCACCATTCTGAAGAGGAACTGGGTTATATCTTCAGCCTACAGGCGAAGCGCGTTCTGTCTAAAAATCTCACTTTCCAGTACAAAAGCAGTGCGTTTCAGGTACGCAGTGAGGGCCGGGGATATCGACTTAGGCATTCGGTTGTTACTGTATGCGAGAACTTTGACGTTGAAATTAACGTTCTGTATGACGGGAAAGCGCTGGGCTGGGAAAAGTATGTTGATGGCCCGGAGCCTATACCACTGGATGATGAAAAGAGTGTCCATGAACGAGTGGATAATGCCCGTATTGATTTACGCTCAAAATACTATGTTAAATCTAAAGCTGACCATCCCTGGCTTACGCGCCGAACGCAAAGTCATCAGCAAGTTAAGCCCCCGAAGTTACCTAAAAAGAAGCCTGATCCCGATAAAAAAGATTGAAACCAAGATCGATTCGGTTGAGTGCATATCCATTCATAGGGTAGATTCTTAAGTCGCGTTTCTGGTGTTCATTTTCGGGTGGTTTGTTACTTGTTTTACCGGGGATATGCCAGAAACGCGCTGAGTCAGTCTGGGCGGTGCGCGTAATGAGGCGTTATGGTAAATAGCCTATGCTAATGTCCGCTAAGAGCAAGAAGCGGAAGTTGGCAGTTTTGTGGACTGTCCCCACAAAAGTGACTACAGAAATAGTTGCAATTCATAATTGATCATGGGTTGTCAGTTAAACTCGTGGCGATTTAAATAGACTAATTGGGAGTGCGTCCATTACTTATATCTTGTAATGTTAACTATCAGAAATGATACAAAGATAATATGTCTTTAAAGAAAAGGCTGATGGCGAAAAGTGGCCCGATGAGGGCCACAATACGGCTGTCACTTAGACGTAAATATCAATGGTGCCAGCGGTATTTGTATCGTCTTTTTTCTCTTCTTTTTTATCAGGCTGAACTGTCGCGTCTTTATTCTTTTTCTCTGCCTGCTGCCTTAACAACTGCTCCAGTTGAGCCCTGAGGCTTTCAATTTGCTTCTGTACCAATGCAGCCATTTCTTTTTTCTGCTGTGTCGTCATCCCCTCTTCCGATGAGATTTTCCCAAGCTTTTCAGTCAGCACCTGAATTTGTCTTGTGATTTTGGCTATTTCTGATGTTCCTTCCGGGGCGGAGTTGTTTGAAATAACGGTTGAGGTATTCCCCTGAATTGTGACAGACATAGATTTCTCCTTTTAAAAAAGCACTATCGGCATGCACAAAAAAATCTTTAATCGTATTTCTTGTGTCATTAATTGTTTGATGTTCAGATTGTTTTCCTCGCGGGCTGGCGCGCCTCAGAAAGTAAAGCTTGTTGACAGGGGTAAACGTTCGGCAATAATTTTCTGCCGCATGCGGGTGTTGCATAAAACGTGCTATGTTCCTTTATCGACAGGTCAGGTCACCGCTCACCCGCCGACGAGAAAGCAACACTGACATGCTAAAGCAAAAAATAGATGAATAAGTTGAGTTGTGCATATGTAGCCTGACCGTCACAAAGTATATGGTGTCTGTACCAGTAAGATGATGGCCGGACTCTTTAAAAACGAGCTGACCTGCACAATACAGGATGGACTTAGCAATGGCTGCTCCTGGCACAAAGCGGACAGTGATCACCGTTCTTACGACTACTTTCTGACTTCCTTCGTGACTTGCCCTAAGCATGTTGTAGTGCGATACTTGTAATGACATTTGTAATTACAAGAGGTGTAAGACATGGGTAGCATTAACCTGCGTATTGACGATGAACTTAAAGCGCGTTCTTACGCCGCGCTTGAAAAAATGGGTGTAACTCCTTCTGAAGCGCTTCGTCTCATGCTCGAGTATATCGCTGACAATGAACGCTTGCCGTTCAAACAGACACTCCTGAGTGATGAAGATGCTGAACTTGTGGAGATAGTGAAAGAACGGCTTCGTAATCCTAAGCCAGTACGTGTGACGCTGGATGAACTCTGATGGCGTATTTTCTGGATTTTGACGAGCGGGCACTAAAGGAATGGCGAAAGCTGGGCTCGACGGTACGTGAACAGTTGAAAAAGAAGCTGGTTGAAGTACTTGAGTCACCCCGGATTGAAGCAAACAAGCTCCGTGGTATGCCTGATTGTTACAAGATTAAGCTCCGGTCTTCAGGCTATCGCCTTGTATACCAGGTTATAGACGAGAAAGTTGTCGTTTTCGTGATTTCTGTTGGGAAAAGAGAACGCTCGGAAGTATATAGCGAGGCGGTCAAACGCATTCTCTGAACCAAAGCATGACATCTCTGTTTCGCACCGAAGGTGACACTTCTGCTTTGCGTTGACACGCCTTTGTTCTCTAAAAATATTGACTGTAGGAAATCAGCCTACACGGTCACTGACTTTAAAGCGCTGTCTGCATAACCTTCTTGCCTGTAGCACTCTTCCACAAGCAATTCAAAGAGCGGTTGCAGGTGATCGTAAGCTGTGGTTTTTTTTACATCCCATACGGTACGGACGCCCTCCAGAACACTGGAAAATTTTAGCCGGGCGTAACCTCTCCCAGTGCAGCGGTCACACACTTTCATAACCGGCACGCCCTGTTCCTCTGTCTTTTTCTTATCGAGCACCTTCCCTTTGCCGTGGCAGCGACATGCATTACTAATAACGCCTTTACCGTTGCACGCTTTGCACAGTACTCGCGCGCTCTCCCGAACTGATTTCCACTCCTCCCAGTATGAGGGGTAAACACCCTTTGTAACTTTTGCCCATTTTGGCGGCTTGCCGTCGGGGTATTGGATTTTGTTGGTGAATACCTCGACTTCGGTAAAGCCACTACCATCGCAGCAGTCACATCTGCGAACGCTTGCCGCACTACGGGCGTAATCCTGGTATGCAAAAGCACACATAATTTCGAGAACGCGCTGCCGGACTTTTTCATCGAGTTCTGTAACTGATTTAAAGCGTCGGGATATTTCAACGGCTGAATCATAGAGTGCCTCCATCGCCCGATCTGGGCTACTTATGCCAATCTTTGCTAGATAGAGATCAAAGCCAAATCCGCACTTCGCGTTAACCAGTCCAAGTGCAGCCATCACATCAGTACCGGTCAGGCAGTCGTTAGCTGTCGCCCTCGAGGAGTCACTGAACATCGATGATTTTGGCGCGAAGTATTTAGCGATTGATTCGAGGTTCATTATGCGGCTCCTGCTGAATGATAGATGCGAACAAAATTACGAAGGATGCGGTAGTCCACCAGCACCGATCCCCGGTAGCGGTAGATGCGAAGGCGCTGCCAGTGCGCGCGGAGTACCTCAAGCGTTTCTGGCTTCATCTGGCCTCCCCGATGATAATTTGTCCGGTTTCTCCCCAGATTTTGGTAACCCGTCCGTCCCAGACATGGCTATCTTCGTCAAACACCGCATCCAGTAGAGCCTTTTCCAGATTGTCTTTGTCTGGTTTTTGTTGATGAGGCCGGCCGACATATTGCGCCCGCTTCGTCTTACTCCAGCTCTTTGGCATGGGGATGACGAACGTGACGTGATATCCGGACTCTGGCAGGCGGATGCCCAGCAACCGGACCCGTTCTTTGTATGCCCAGTACGCTGCTGTTGCTGGCCGTTTATGCCATCGGTCACGTTGAGTCATTCGGGGCTTGCCAATCGGCGTAATTTCGTAAATTTTCATGCGGGCACCACCAGCCCGCGGCGGGCAACTTCAATCACTGTCAGAACAATCGCGCGGTCCATAAGCTGTCGACGCTCCTCCCTGTTCAGCTTATTCCCGTTATCAATGCTGTCATGACAGCAAATGCAGAGCGCAGCTGTCGCACAGTCATCGGTTTTTAATCCCATGCCTTTCCCTTCGTTCCGGTGTGCCACCTGCGTTCCCCATGCGCCACAAAGAACACAACGCTCGATCTTCCCGACGGCGGCGAGCCATTTTTTGCTGCGATAAATAGCCATGCTCACCCCCAGACCTTTTGGCGAAAAGTTCTCGGAGTCCGCGCGGGATGCTCACTCTCAGGCAATTTCGCGCTTACGGTCCAAGTGAGATAATCGGAGTTCAGGCTGCGCTCTACCTTCACGCCGCGGCGCCGGTAATTAGCAACCAGTTCGTCGGCCTGTTCAGTTGTGCAGTCAGAGTGATGGAACCAGCTATATTTCATCCCCATCTCCCTGCAAAGCTCATAAGCTGGGAGGCGGCATTTTCGACTTCTTCCTGCGTGCGGAACGTGCGGGACAGTATCCATCGCCAGAGAACGTCGAGCGCGGCTTTGTACAATTGCTGGAACTCGGTTTCGCCCATATTGGCAAATGCAATGCTGCGAGGATGCTTGCGGAGGGTGCCGTCCGGTAGCTGGATAGCGTCGTAGTGGCCGGACTCGATGGTCACCCACGCACGATAGGCGTCAAAGGATTTGCAGGCACTGATGCTGCCGGCGCGCTTATCAGCGATGCGATCGAGATACTGTTCGGCGGCGTCAAGAAGTGCGCCCTCATTCCCACCATAGGAAGCCAGGAATTTTGCGTAGCCGGTCACCAGCTTGCGTTCGTTGGATGAGATCGCGCCGCCGGTAGGCTCCCAGTATTCGAAGCCCAGATTCAGCAGAGCGAAGAAGCGGCGATGAAACGCAGGATTGCGTACCTGTTTGAAGTCGGCCACCAGCACGGCGCCGAGCTTAATTTTTGATTGCAATAAATCGCTGGTCTCCGGCGTAGCCGGGATCAGGATCCCTGAGGACTGCTTAATGAGTTGTAACTGCGCCATGGTATTCACTCCGTGGCGCATCGCGGTCAGGTTGCTGGTTGTTCAGGCCAGCTCAAGAATTATGATTGCGTACGTAGTGACAAGTCAATTTTTAGAAGCCATTTCCCGGACAACTTCCATGATGGTTTCTTTTGACCAGTAAAGATCATCTCTGGATAACTTTCTGGGTGTTACAGCCCCCTCTCTGCTTGTAATAATATACCGTTCCTCTGCTCTAATCCTGAACGACAGAACCTCAAGCCCTCTTCCATCAGTAATGGTCACCCGAAAATTATCAGCAAGATTTGATTGAACTATATCCGCCACGTAATCCCCCTGAGCGACATACAGACGCAATTAAAAAATGTCGGCAGCAGCATCAAAGGTATACACATTGCGGTATTCGGATAAATGCGCGCCAGCCCTAAGCGCTATGTTAATAAAACCAATCGTCAGCGCTCTCCCAGGTCTCCTGGAGGATCATTTCAATTTGCTTTTTATCGTCCTTGGCAGCGCCATAAACATTAAGTCCATCAGATCCGGCTCGTCGAATCACCAGACTGCAATCTTCATACTGATTGCTAAGCCGCTTAAGCAGTTCCTTCTCAAGTGCCGCCTCCGCACCGTCAGGAAGTTTTTTAGTGCGATCAATGGTTAACTCAACTTTCATTATTGCCTCCATTGCATATACTGTGCTTTTATACAGTATACCTGTGAGAGCAAATGATCAACGTCTTTAAAGCACAAAATGTTAATTTTCTGTCAGGAGACGAAAAAATAACCCGCCATAGCGGGTTGAAAAATAAGATGTTTTTAAGCAGCGATTTCTTTCGTGTGACAAAGTTCAAAGAGATTCGCTCTCACCAGCGCTTCACCGAACGGTGGCGGGATAGTGTCTTGCTTCGGCCTTCAGGTTTACTATGTACAAATGCCTGTCGTTGCTGAAATTTGCCTGCGAAAGTTGGTGATTTCTCTAGAAAATAATAAAAACTATATTACTTTCGATGAAGAAATCAGTACTCGATAAAATTATCTATTTTTTTTATGAATTATTGACATCCCCGCAATGCCTTATAAGACGTGCACTTAGCCTTTCTTACCCTTTTGCAACCTCAATTTAACCTCAAAATCAACTCTTGTACTGAAAAGAATCCCTACTAGAATAGGCCATACAGAACAAAATATTGACAAAAAATGAAGAGAACTACACTAGATGTGGCAGAAGGCTAATTTCTGAAAAGTAGATATTAAAAAGCCCGGTTGATGATTCCGGGCCTTTCAAACGGTAAAGGAGCTTGCGACTCGTTTACCTTGCCGAATGTATCTGGCTACAGGAACAAGCTTAACTAAATGAACCAAAGTCTTCAAGTTACTGAGACACTATGGAACGAAATGGAATAGTTCAGAACTGATTTTAAAGTGAATTTTTATCCGGGCTCTTGGTGATGCTTGAGTCTCACCCCAACCAATTCGCGCCGAATGTATCTGGCTACAACAGATACAACATCTGCAAAGGCAAGCCCAAGGGTGTTTGCAGCCAGTCGCGAGAAAGTTAAGAGAAGCTCATTATGGCTGACTTACTATTAAAAATCGTACCTCCGATTATCGTGATTATTACTGCGATCATTGAGTACGTAAACCAGCGTCCATAAGCTTGGTATTGCCAAAAGGCCCATAAATGGGCCTTTTTTTACGCAGCAATTCCTCTCAGGTTACACAACTCCGGCAAGTTCTCCCTCACCAGCGCCTCGGCGAACTGCAAATCCACCGCTTTGCCTGATGATTTTAAAAAACGCTAAAGTGGATTCTGTTTTGTCATAGCTTGGCGACCATTCGATCAATCGCTTCAAGGCAAGATTGTTTATATGGAGCATTGACTTTTACACGGCGATTCATCACCCGTACACTTCCCGTAGGGAGTATTGAAAACGGACAACCTTTCGCAAAGGCTACTACACCCGTTGTTTGAAAATCTTTTATGTTAACAACACCTTCTTCAATAGTGTTAAAATCGAAAATTTCCGGATTTGTTGCGAGAAGTTGCTGAACATCATTATCGATTGAATTAAGCACCGCAGCGTAAGCAGAGGCTGGTCCCATATATTGCGTAAGTCGATTTTTAGCAATCATATGTACCCGAGGAAGCGGCCTGTTAACAGAATTTAGCTTATTAGCGAATGCATATGAAGCATAAATATCAGATGGTAATTTGAGTCCGTATATCAATGAAAAAGCGTTCTGAATTGCCCGGCGAGACGAATCATCTGCCATAACAGGTAAAATTAATTTATCGACGGCTGCTAAAGCAATCTGTGTATAGATTGAAAAACTGGGGTTACAATCGATAAATAAAGTCTCATATTCATCTGACAAACTGCTAACCAAATCATTTATCCAATCAATAATGCTAACCCAAGCATTTGTACCAGGTATTTGCTGGTTCGCCAAGGTATTAATTGCATTAGCTTGAAGTTCCAGTAAGGGATCACCACAGACCAGTGAAATATTTGTAGGAATATGATCATTAAAACTGCGTGGATGAGTTAAATAATCATGCGAATCAAATACTGGTTTTTGGTATGGGGTTGGTAGCCTCATCTGGAAATACCCACCCAATGTACAACGAGCATTGATGTCATGACGAGTCAGAAGATTGATACTCCCATTGCCTATCAGTCCCCCGAGAAATAGCTCTGAAAGGTTTGCTTGAGGACAAACATCGATAACAAGAACACGTTCTAATGGATGTAGCTCAGCGTATCTACAGATAGCCTGAAAAGAGAGACTTGTTTTACCAGTCCCGCCTTTGTTATTCCAAATCGCATACTTTTTCATTCTTTTCTCCATGTAACGATGTAACCATTGGTCAACGATTTACCAATGGTGGCATCGTTAACATCGGAAAACAAGCTATTTTGGTAAAAGGTTTACCAAAGGTGCCAGCGTAAACCTAAAAAATGAATATGATAGTATGTCAAATACCGGCGCTGGTTGATGAAAAATCCGTCAACAGAAAACTTTCCAGCTCAATGATCCGGTTTGTGGCGTATTGCAGCAGTTGGTCCATCACTCCCCCTTACCGATGCCAGCGACGACGACTTCTTTCGATTGGCTGGCGTTCTGACGGTTAGAGCGGCATATCAGCGCCCAAAAATTCATATCGCAAATAAGCGCTGCGCGCATTTCTGCCGTAAAGCGACAGCCAAGTTTATTTGACTTGCCGACTGACCGTCGACGCGTGCGCATTAACTTGCGTGTGTGCGCCGCCTGGACCTCAACCTGACGCTGTCTTGAGGCATACACACCCTTTGCGGGTACTTTCCGCGCCTGTTTTTGATAGGCGCTTAGCAGGTCATGTACGTCTGTAAATTTGTTATTGGTCATCTCAACACATCCTCCACACTGATTAATCCGTTACGGCTCAAATAGTCCATTGCAGCACCATGTAACTTGCTGTCTGGTCTGGCGTTTCGGAGTGAATGGGCCAAGCGTTTAATCCACATCGTTAATTCTTCCACTTGCTTTTCTGCCCGATCTGCTCGCTCCCCCTCTGATTCTGCTAATCCGTGGTAATGCCACTTTTCAGCCTCGTATGCACTGGCGTAGCCATTGGCGCTGTCCAGCTCATCCAGCAGCGCCAGCACATCCCGAGTGGGTACCATGAAGTTCGGCATGAAGTTATCTTTCGCCTTTTCTGCTGTTAAGCGAAGCGCCTGTTTGTCTGTCATGCTGCACGCTCCTTTTTCTTCTGTGCTGCTGGGTTAATCCAGAGGCATTCAGTACGCTGTACTGAGCCTGAGTGACCATTTGCCGCGGTGGTACGCGTGACTCTTTGCCAACCGACCAATGAGTCGTTATATAATTTGCTGTCATAACCGCAGACGATTACCATCCCCTGTAACTCCTTCATAGCGTTTAGCAATTCGACATGCTCGGCATTCGACATCTCGAATCGGTATGCACTTGTTTTTGTCGAACCCGTTCGCGTGTCGTGAACGTACGGCGGATCAACAAAATGAAGCGTCGATTCGGTGTCATGGTCCCGCATACACTGAATAGCCGGTCTGTTCTCCACGAGGACGCCAGCGAACCGACTGGCGACTGCGACCAGGTTGTCCGGCTGGCGAGCCCATACGCGTTGTGCCGTGCTGCTATTTCTTTTGGTATCAAGGCGGAAACCTGTGGTCCCCTTTGTGGCACCAGCGCTCCCGAAGCCCATAGTCGCGCGAACAATTAGACGGCGAGCCTGTTCTATACGGTCGTTAGTTGGTTCGTAAGCGTTCAGGAACTCGGTTCGTGAATATGGCGTTAATGCGCAGGCGTCGATGAGTGATCGGCTGGTAACGGGGTCACGCAGCACGCGAAACAGGTTCACCACGTCGCCATCAAGATCGTTATAAACTTCTGCCTCGCTGGGCTCTTTACGCAGCAGGACGGAAGCAGCGCCGCCGAATGGTTCGACAAAGCAGCGGTGCTTTGGAAAAAAACTGATAATCCACGGCGCCAGGCGAAATTTGCCGCCGTGGTAACGAATTGCAGGGTGTTTGATAGTCGCCTTTTTGTCGTTTGTCATACTGATGCTCCATAAACCTGCATTACACGCCCCATCACAGGGCTTTTCTCCAGCGCCGGCAGCGCTGAAAATCCCTTTTCCTGACTGCTGCTGTATCGCCTGAGGTCGTAATCAATTACCGCGCGCTGGTCGCGGAAAATGCCGCAACGACCATGACGAATGAAGCCGCCGCGCTCCAGCGCAATACGCAGATATTTTTCAGCCGTACCGCGATGAAGGCCGAACAGCGAGACCACCTCTGACGTCGTCATGTGTCCGTGCGCTTTCACCATGTGGATAATCCGATCGATAATCATTGTTCGTTCTCTGTGTGTTTTTGGTCGGGCCATCGGTTATTCCCTCCCTGTCAGCTGCTGCACGAGGTTTTTGTGGCGACCAATTACGCGGACAGCGTCACGCAGTTTTGTCAGTTGCTCCAGCTTGTTTCTGGTTAGGCGGATTTCGCGAGAAATATCCCGCACCGTTGGTACAGCCTCGACTGCGGCGCGCCCTTCGGTGAACGAGGGTATTTCACTCACAATCTGTTCAACCGGTTTTGCTTCTTCCGGCGCAGCAGGTGCCTCCGGTACCGGTTCTTGCTTAACGGGTTCTGTAACAACAGCAAGGGACCAGGTAACGCCTTTGCCCTTCCCGTTCTTCACCACAATACCCTGGCGCTCCAGCGCGCGAAGAACAGAGACCATTCCGCGGGCATTGCGATTGACGGCAGCAGCCAGCGAAACGGTCGTCATTGCCCCCTGCTCACGCAGCTGCTGTCGGACGACGGCAGGATCAACGGGTTTCGGATCCTCACCTTTCAGACGCGGGGCTGGATTCACAGGAGCCTTTGGCGTTGACTGCTGAGACTGACCTTTCATGGTACCGAGGAACCAGCCGCCATCTCCAAAATCGCATAACCCTTGATCACGCTGTTCACGTAACATGGTGAGCGCATCAACCGGGTCGATTTCAAGACGGGCAGCCACTTCGCGGTATGTCGCCCGGCCCATTTTTTCCAGTGCTTGAATTACGGTTTCCATGTGATTTCCTCTCAAATCAGACCAGCGTCTTTGCGTTGTTTGTACTTAGCCATCAGCATCTCAGCCGGAGTCGGCCCAGCGGCCACTTTTGGTGCGGACAATGCGCGACGGATAGGTGGCACGGGCTTACCAGCCAGAACCCGCTTTTCCCAGTCATGCAGGATGTCGCCAGCGGCCCGGATAAGTTCCTTTTCGCTGAGTTGCCCCTCCGTTCCACGACGGCGCAGCTCCAGGCAGACGTGGTAATACAGCGGGTTTTTATCCCTCCAGGGGAATTGCTCGCTGGTCGGATAGCGAAAAACCAGCTTCCGCCACCGCCAGTATTCGCTCATGATGTCGTCCACACTGATCCCTAGCGCGCCACTCCCCTCGCGGCACCACGAAATAAACTGACCTGGAGACGGCCAAAACGGAGACTGGCTGGAGCGGGCTTTTTGCATACCGGCGGAAAGCTGTTCACGTGAGGTAATGCCTGACTCGGCAAAAGCGGCGATCCATTGCTGCTTCGCAACGCGAATATCACCGTCAGTTCGTAGGTTCGTCTGAGTGGATGCCGGAAATACCTGCATGAGGTTTTCAAAAAGCATATCCACCAGCTTTTCAGCAGCGGAATTCACCACTTTTCGCTCATTGCCGACCATGCGCGCCAGCATGTCGCCATCACGATTTTCAATTGCACGATACAGAACAGGTGTCATAGAAATTTCTCCCATGCTTCAGGGCTATTCCAGTGCGGTCCTGTTTCGGATTTATTTGCTCTGACATCTGCGCGTTGCTTGCGAGTGGTGTCTTTGCGCTGGAGGGTCAGGGTGTCCCATTTGGCTCGTAGCTTTGCGGGCGAAAGGATGTTTGAATGCCAGAACGCGTCTTTGCTTGCCCACTGAAACAGCTCGCAGATTTCACGGTGGCTGTGTCCGTCAAGTTCACGCATCAGGCGTACATCGTTAGCCCAGGCCACAAGACCGGGTTTCTTCGGAAAGGGTTTTACTTTTTCAAGCAGTGCGATGATCCATTCTGCGCACTGCTGGTCTTCAGCAGTTCCCCACTTGGTGAAATTTGGGGTGTAAATCGCAGCTTCAGGATGGGCAGATAAAAATTTCTTCAGGCGGTCGTCTGAGGATTCGTCAGAATTCTCGGACGATGATCTTTTAATATTGTTATTGTTATAGTCTTGGGTGTTTACCGTTTCCGGGAAGGTTTTTCCTGTTTTCGGGAAGAGTTTTCCCGATTTCGGGAAGGTTTTTCCCGTTTTCGGTTTGTCTAAAATCCAGGCTGATAGCTCAGTATTTATACCGACAATTTTCATTACACCCTGTTTGTGACTAAAAATAATTCCACGCTCAGCCAGAGACCTGATCGCATCAGAAACATGCGAATCTGACAGCCCTGTAAGACCAGAAATTACAGTGTTCGTAACCCGATCCTGTTTTTTATTCCATCCGTAGGTAAGCCAGATCACCGCTTCAAGGCACTGCCATTCCCGCCCTGACATGCGAAGGCGCGGTTTAAGCTTCTGAATCTCGTTTGCGATCCTGGTGTACCCATTGGACAGGTCGGCCATGTGACCTCCTGTTTGCTCGGTTCTTATGGGAAAATTGATAACTTCAGCGGTATTTGACATACTCATCTCCGCAATTACCTACCGTTTTTGCACCTGAAAGCCGTTGGTGTTCGAGCACCGCGGCTTTCGCCTTTTCAGAACAAACCCTGCTGCCTGTTGCGTTTATTTCGTTTCGATTCAAACCGATCCGCCGGCAGCGTTTGTTTCTCTGTCCATAACTTCGCGTGACGTAAAACATCATCAAAAATCCTCCCTTTCCTGCTCGCTTGGCTCATGCGCGTATACATATCGACAGCCTGAAATGCCCCCCCCTGCGCCACTGCCGCAGTGAAGCCCTGCCGGATTAACTCTTCCCGGACGTGCTTTTCGATAAATTCCAAATGGTTCATCTGAACACCTCACATGACACCCGACGCTATGGCCGCGATACCACTCAGAACCTGAACGACAGCATCGCCGGGTAACATACCCAGCAGATGCTCAATCCCTTCCCTGACCTCTTTCACCATCTGGTGCTGCGGTGCATTCAGCATTACGGCCTGTTTTGCCTCACTGATTTCCTTCTCCATCACTGCATAACGCGTCATGAAGCAATCCTGTCCGATTAGGCGCCCACGAAATTCCAGCGGTAAAACAGCCAGAATCGCCGGAGTCAGCAGGCGGATGTTTTCACGTGCATATGCGGTATCACTGTCCAGCCAGCGGAAAAGCTTCTGCCGCTTACGGCTCAGGTCGTCAGGGAAATCCAGCCCGGCGCCGCCCTGTCGTTCCCATTCTTCAACGATCATTCCGGCGACTACGTCCTGGTTATCGAGAGATGCCGACCAGGCACGAACGGCATCGCGGATCTGTTCGTGCTTATCTGCCGCACTTTGCTGATTGCGATTTATCATCGCAGCCGGAGTTATTCCGGTATTTTGTTGATATGAAATGGCGTGCATGGTCAGGACTCCTGTTTTGGAAGCCCATCAGTAGGGTTTGGATATGCCAATGGGTCGATTTCATGAGGGGTAACCTGCCACTCAAGAATCCGACAAAGGGGCAAAATTCGACCGTGAGGAATTTTTCCTTTCCGAAGCCACTTACCTACAGCCTGCGATGAAATGCCGAAGCACTCTCCAATGCCTACTTGCGTCATGCGGCTGCTGATTTTGTCTTTAAGTTGGTTATCCATTTGTTGTCCTGCATGTTGGTGAATGTTGGCAGGAGAATAACATTTAAAACTTTTGGTTCCAACAAAAATCAAACCAATAGTTCTGATGAACTATAAAACCATTGGTTGTAAAATGAGAATATGAATAAAACTCCTCACCCTGTGTTTGCGAAAAGAATCCATCAAGTGATGGAGGAAAACGGCTGGAGCATGGCTGATTTAGCCAGGCGCGTGATGCTATCACATACATCAGTGCGTAAATGGGCTAATGGTGCAGCAGCAGCAAGCGGCGAGCGCCTCAAAAGGCTGTCAGCCGTAACCGGCAGGCCTGAGTACTGGTTCTTTATGGAACCGGGCACAGAAGGGGAGAATGGAGAAGAACTTCCGATATTACCGCGCGTTCTTGATGAACAGGAACAAACGTTGTTATCTCTGTTTAATCAGTTGCCTGAAGCTGAAAAGCTCCGTTTGATCATTCACACCAGGGGTGTGGTGAAAGAAATGGACCTACTTAAGAATGATGTCTACGACATTATGAACGACCTCAAGAAATAGCCACATTCCCGCTCTGTACAAAATAGACACCGTATTGGTGTCTTTTTTTACCCCCAAATAGAACCACAGGTTCCATTTATGCTTTACTTGTCGAACTTTTGGTTGTACTCTTCATTCCATCGACAACAAGCGCATCGTTGTCAGGTGATAAACGTTCCGCCAGCCGGGCGATAACGGCAAGCAGAGGGATAAATCATGAGTGAGGTAATTTTTAGCTTTGAAAACTCCAGTGACGCAGTACGCGCTGGGATGTTGATGAATAAGGTGGATCCGTCACTGCGTTATGTGCAGATACGAGCAACTGTCTGCGTAACCTGGCATGCAAACATCGTAGCGGCAACTCAGGCCGTTCTGGATGCAAACATTCCATGCACTTTTCAATACTGGAATGACATTAAAAACAGTCATCGCAGAGATTAGAAAATGATTGATTTCGCCCGCAAGCCTGCACGTATTCAGGCTATCAAACTTAACTATTTCGGAGTGATGCTTCGCCGCCTTTGCTACCTGCTGGCACAAAAAGGAGATCCGGATGCTTAAACAGTGCGGCTACTGCCGCAAACCCATTGATGAAGGCAAAGAAGTAAAGAGCACCCTTCTCTATAGCAACGGCTCACTGCTGGCGCGCAAAGAAAAGGAATATTGCTCTAAGCAATGCGCTGAATACGACCAGATGGCGCACGAAGCGTAATTAACTGAACTGAAATTCTAACCATTTATTTGGCGTGGACCCTTGCACCCTGAATAAACCAAAAGGAATATTTTATGAAGATTGTAACAATCGAAATGAACCTGGAAGCGGTGAATAAGAACATTGCTTTATTCAATTGTGAAAAGAAAGTCTCAGGCGTTATTCACTCGAACTCAGCTGGCGAAACCACTGTCGTTCTTGACGGTGGTTATGTGCTCGGAAAGTTCGACTGCCCTCACTGCGCTGTAGAAGCCATTTCACTGCTCACAGTCAAGGTGAGTGATGGGGATAAAGCGGGGTTTGGTAATTACCGCAGTTACAAGCTCGATTACTCAGAAAGATTTTATCAGACCATCCATTAAGAAAACGCCCACCGAAGCGGGCGTGCCCTGTCCGGCGTCACCGACCAAAGCGAACCGGACATAACAACCAGATATATCGGGGTGCTGTTAAGGCACCTCCATTCTACACGAATTGAGGACAAAACAATGAGTGGAACTAATCCTGTATTTTTAGTCCGCAAAGCAAAGAAATCATCAGGCCAGAAAGATGCTGTTCTCTGGTGCAGCGATGATTTTGAAGCGGCAAATGCAACACTGGATTATCTCCTGATTAAAACCGGCGCAAAGCTGAAAGATTACTTCAAAGCCGTCGCCACAAATTTCCCCGTCGTCAACGAACTGCCGCCGGAAGGCGAGCTGAGCCTCACGTTCTGCGATTACTATCAACTCGGCAAGGACAATATGACCTGGGCGCAAATCCCCGGCATCACCTTGCCGTCATCTGAAGCTGCCGCCGCGGCCCGCCAGCATATCGTTGACGGTGTTGATACTGAAACAGGCGAAGTGCTGGATCACACTGAAAACTTTGAGAACGAGGATAGCAGCCCACCCCCTGCCCCAGAGCTGACTGTTGTTGCAACTATGCCTCTCCGTCATCGAGTTCTGGCTCAATACATTGGCAACGGCGAGTACCTCTATCACGTCGATGCCGATCAGAAAAAAGCAATTATTGCTCTGGAAATGGACACCGATAATTCATATGTCCAGAACCTGTTACTGGCCGCCGAGAATGTTGAGGCGTTCAAGAAAGCAGTTGAACACGACATTCATAAATCAGTGAATGCCGTAAAAACAGTATTCCCTGTCGACGGAAAAATTCCTGAGCTGGCGACTGTTATCCAGTTCCTCAAAACATGGTTCGATACCGAACATATCGATCGCGGTTTGCTCGTTAAGGAGTGGGTGAAAGGCAACCGTGTATCGACTATTCAGCGCACTGAAAGCGGCGCTAACGCTGGCGGCGGTAATAAGACCGATCGTCATCCGGATGTAAAGCATAATTTTGACGTTCTCGACATTGAAATAGCGCTCGCCACCCTGCCTATGGATTTTAATATCTATGAGTTGCCGGGCAGTGTTTACCGTCGCGCAAAAGAAATCGTTAAGAAAAAGGAAAGTCCGTTCAAAGAATGGTCCGCAGCGCTGCGCGCCACGCCCGGTATCCTGGACTATTCGCGCGCCGCTATTTTTGCTCTTATCCGCGGTACATCATCCGAATTGGTTAAATTTCCTGGACGGCTGCGGGCCTATATCAACGCAAGCCTGACCGAGAGCAATCACGAGAAACCTACGGCAGAAACTCTTGCGGCAGCCCGTCACACACCGGAAAAAGACGCTGTAGAAGAAGCCAGCCGACAGCTGGCCGCCGAACGCGGTGAATACGTCGAGGGTATCAGCGACCCAACCGATCCAAAATGGGTGAAAACAGAGACAAGCCAGCCGACCGACGAACCTGAACTGGTTAAAAATGTCGGCAACGGGATTTTCGACGTGTCCGCCTTAATGCAGAACTCATCAACTCATGGCACAAAAACGGATCCGGAGACCACCAGTAATGTGCAGGTTCAAGAAGCTGACAGTGATGAAAAACAGGCTGGTGATGCGGTGCAGGCAGGCGAAGGCGATCTGGGGACTGGTGAAGAAGCAGTTACCGTAGAAAAGCTCGAAGAGAACCAGAATCAGGATGAGACGAGCCAATCTGAGCCTGAGGCGCAACAGGAAGAACCAGTACCGGATGCAGCGTGGCCGGAATACTTCGAGCCGGGCCGCTATGAAGGCGTACCTAATGAGGTTTACCACGCCGCCAACGGTATCAGTTCAACGATGGTGAAAGACGCTCGAGTGAGCCTGATGTATTACGACGGCCGCCACGTATCTAAAACCATCAAGAAAGAACGCTCCAAAGTTCTCGATATGGGAAATCTGGTGCATGCGCTGGCGTTACAGCCTGAAATTCTGGATGAAGAATTCAGCATTGAACCGGTCATCCCGGAAGGCGCTCTCACGACGACAGCAACGATCCGCGCAGTTATCGATGAACACAACGCCAGCCTGCCAGCGCAGCTGTCCGCCGACGACATCAAAGCGCTGTTGGAAGAATACAACGCCACCCTGCCGCCGCAGTTGCCGCTCGGCGCTTCGCTGGAAGAAACCGGACAGAGCTACATGGCGTTGCCCGCTGAGTTTCAGCGAATTGAAGACGGTCAGAAACAAACCGCATCGGCGATGAAAGCCTGCATCAAAGAATACAACGCCACCCTGCCGGCGCAAATGAAAACCAGCGGTAGTCGCGACACGCTACTGGAGCAACTGGCGATCATCAATCCTGATCTCGTTGCGCAGGAAGCACAGAAACCTCAACCGTTGAAAGTATCCGGCACCAAAGCGGATCTGATTCAGGCAGTGAAATCCGTCAAACCTGACACAGTTTTCGCCGACGAGCTGCTTGACGCATGGCGCGAAAACCCAGGCGATAAAATCCTGGTTACCCGCCAGCAATACGCTACCGCGCTGGCTATCCAGTCTGCGCTCTATGCCCACCCTGAGGCCGGTAAGTTACTGCAAAACCCAACACGCGCCGTTGAAGTCAGCTATTTCGGCATTGATGACGACACCGGACTTGAAATCCGTGTTCGACCGGATGTTGAACTCGAGTACGAAGGTCTGCGTATCGGCTTCGACCTGAAAACAATCAGCATGTGGGATGTGAAGGAAGATGCCCTGAAATCACGGCTTCACCGCGAAATAACCATGCGCGATTACCACCTCAGCGCCGGTATGTACTGTAACGTTGCCGACCTGGACAAATTCGCGTGGATATTCGTGAACAAAGACGAGGGTTATCACTGGGTGGCTGTTGTGTGGGCTTCGGAATCACTGCTGGAACTCGGAAAGCTTGAGTATCGCCAGACGATTCGTTCCATCGCGAACGCTATGGACACTGGCGAATGGCCAGCACCGATAACAGAAGACTACACCGACGAACTGAACGATTACGACCTGCGCCGTCTCGATGCGCTTCGTGAAATGGCTTAAGGGGGAAACTATGGAAAACAAAAACATAACTGTTGCCGATCAGAATGCAGTAGTTAACTCAAACATTGCTTTGTTTGACTCGCAGTACCTGAACGCTATCAGTGCATTCGCTCAGATGATGTCTCAGGGTTCTGCAACGGTTCCTCGCCATCTACAGGGTAATGCAGCAGATTGCATGGCAGTAGCTATGCAGGCCGCACAATGGCAGATGAATCCTTTCGCTGTGGCGCAGAAAACGCACCTGATCAATGGTGTGCTGGGTTACGAAGCACAACTGGTTAACGCAGTTATTTCCCGCAGTGGTGTACTGGCAAGCCGTTTTGAATATGAATGGTATGGCCCATGGGAAAAGGTCATCGGCAAGTTCAACATCAGAAAAGGTGATAAAGGCGAATATCGCGTACCGGGTTGGACAATGGCTGATGAAGAAGGTATCGGCATCATTATCAAAGCGCGCCTGAAAGGTGAGGATCAACCGCGAGAACTCGACCTGCTGCTTGCTCAGGCACGCGTTCGTAATTCCACTCTCTGGGCTGACGATCCGCGCCAGCAACTTGCTTACCTCGCAGTGAAGCGCTGGGCTCGCCTTTTCTGCCCTGACGTCATTCTTGGCGTCTATACGCCAGACGAACTCGATGAGCGAGAAGAGAAGATTATCAACCCCGCCCAGAGCACCCAAAGCATCACCATGCAGGATATTAATGCCGATAACCAGCAGACCACCAGTACGCAGGAAGCTGATGTAAACATCGATGATGCTGCAGAGAAATTCCGTGCGCGCATTGATTCTGCTGAGACGCTGGAAGATGCAACAGCAGTGGGAAACGATATCAATACGGCAAAACCTGCATTAGGTACGGCACTGTTCACTGAGTTGAAAAATAAAGCTACCCGTCGTTATCACCTGGTTAAGCATCGCGCCATGCTTGATGAAGCAATTAACGGTCTGCCACAGCCAGGCTCACCCGACGCGGCAACACGCTTTGAAGCGGTAGAGAAAAAACTCTCCGCGGCGAAGCGGCATCTTGGCGACGAGTTGCACGATAAGTACCGCATAACTCTTGACGACATGAAACCGGAATACATCGGCTAATTGAATTAGGGAGGGGTTACACCCTCCCGCCAGAGGAGATTTTATGCGCCTTATAAATCGCAGTAAGCAATCGCCATTGGGCCGCCGGGCATGTGACGCAGCACTGGCAAAGCATGTTGAACGTTACGGGGACTATGGTCGCAGCGAAAGGAAGGAAATATACACGGTGAACGTGGACGGCGTGAAGATCTGGGTAGAAGTGGTCAACCGTCATAAGAGTTATGTGGCAACCGCTATGACTGGCATGCGCCGTCTGAGAACACTGCCTGGTCGGTTTTACTGATAACGAAATATCAATTATTAAAACCCGGCAGCTTTATAATAAGTTGCCGGTTACAGGAGACAGTATGGCAAAGCTTCTGAACTTGCAGGAATGGGCTGATTTAACTTACTCAAAGCCCCCTTCACTTTCCACACTGCGTCGTTGGGTACGGAATGGACGAATTTTTCCCGCGCCGGAACTGCACGGAAAGGAATATAAGGTTCAGCCTGACGCTATCTATGTGGATCCGCGTAAAAAGAACCATCGCGTAAAACCAAAACACACTAAGCTGCCATCCGGCGGCACTCTACTGGAGAGACTGACTTATGGCGAAAAGGCCAGTACGTTACGACGCTAATCTGCCCCGTAACCTGACCTATCGTAAAAGAGACAGACTTTACAGTTGGCGCAATCCGATGACCGGGCAGGAGATATCTCTTGGCCGAATTGACCGCAAGGACGCAGTAGCCCAAGCCATCGAAGCCAACAACTACCTCGACAAGAACTATCTTCCTTCCTGTCTTCTGGACCGCATAAAAGACGTGCCCACATTCACAGTGGCTGCATGGCTGGAGCGGTACGAGGTTATTCTGGAAAGACGCGAGTTGAAACCCAATACGATGAAGGTTAGGCGAAATCAGCTCGCCACTATAAAGGACGAGTTCGGAAGGATCCCCCTCGCCTCCGTAACCACAAAGGATATAGCTTCTTTTCTGGATGCCTACATTGTCTGTGATAAAAAGAGCATGGCTTCCGGATTGCGATCGGTATTGATGGATGTCTTCAGAGAGGCAATTGTGGAGGGGCATATCGACAGGAACCCGGCAGAGCCGACGCGAACGCCGACACCGAAAGTCAAGCGTGAACGTCTGCTGCAAGAGCAATATGAAGTGATTCGCAACGCAGCCTTTAGATACTCTGAGTGGGCAGCAAATGCATTTGACCTGGCACTGGTGACAGGACAGCGTCGGGAGGATGTCTCTCTGTTCAGATTCAGTGATGTGCGAGACGGAAGACTGTTCGTAACTCAGGAGAAAACAGGTCACAAGTTGGCGATCCCCCTAGATTTGAGGCTGGAAGCATCCGATCTGTTATTACAGGATGTCGTGGATCGGTGTAGGATAAATAATCCGTCAGATTTTATGCTCTACTCGTCTGTCAGGCGCGGCGGACGAAAGCCAGGTCCGTTAACCCCAGACGGGCTTACACAGGCGTTTTCAACGATCAGGAATGCTACTGGTTTAAAGTTCGGCCCTAACCCGCCCTCTTTTCATGAGATAAGAAGTCTGGCCGGTCGGTTGTATGAGAGCGAGCGTGGAGAGGATTTCGCACAACGCTTACTGGGCCACAAAAATTTAACAATGACCAAAAAATACCTGGACGCACGCGGTGCAGACTATGTTATGGTTTAGACAGGATATGGAAATTTCGAGTAATTTTCGTGTTTTTTCGGGTTGAAACGTAAAAACACCATATAAAACATACAGATAAAAAAAGACCGAATACGATTCCTGTATTCGGTCCAGGGAAATGGCTCTTGGGAGAGAGCCGTGCGCTAAAAGTTGGCATTAATGCAGGCTAAGTCGCCTTGCCTTATAAGAATAGATGACGACGCCAGGTTTTCCAGTCCATGGTGAAAGTGGTTGGAAAAAACAGGCATCCGTCATGTGCTAAAAAGCAAAAACCGCAAGCGCGTTTCGACGATACTTGCGGTTTTTTATTGGAAATCAGAAAGATATTTTTGGTAATTAGCAGAGTTTTTCGGCGCGTTCGATAAAGGGCGCAAGACTCATTTTTTCCCCTGGTTTTGCCGGATCGTCTATTTGAATAACGTGAATAGGCTGAGCGTTGGTTTTTCCGCTGGCCACCTGCTGCTGCGCCACATCATTAAGCGGATACTGGACCAGCGTACTCGGATTGATCACATACAGCGCGTTTCCCGGTCGACATGTCAGCATCACTTCTTCCCGATTGAACGCCCACTTATCTTTACCCACTTCAAAACGGCTAACGGTAATGACCTGCGGTGCCGCCAGCGCCGCGCCGGAGCTGACCAACAGCAGCAAAGAAAGAATCATTTTTTTCAT